CAAGATCACGGTCTTGCAGCTGGAACTCCAATTAGCGTCAGTGGCACTAAGTCTCTTACAGCAGATGGTTCTTACATTATTAACTCTGTGCCATCTGCAAGAACGTTCACGTACTTGGCTAGGGAGACTCAATCCCAGACCTCAAGCATTGAGGATCTTTACAGCTCAATTATCACTGGAGAGTTTTTTCAGGGGTCGCAGATCAGAATTTCTGACTCTGGCGGTATCACTACAAATGCACTGGCTACTTCAACTCTTACTGTGAGAACAGATACTCCTCACGGCTTTGGCGTCAATACGCCATTTTATTTTCTAAACTTGAACTCTTCCATCACCCTTGAATTTGACTCAACAAACACCGAGTCAAAGTCTTTTGACTCTTCTAATAGTGCCTCAGCTCGTACCTTTGACGGATCGAACACTGTTGCCTCACTTACAGCGAATCTGTCGAATAGAGCAGCGTCCAATACTGCAGCGGCGGTGGGAAGCACTGTCACAGCTGTAGATACCACTGGCGACACGATAACTGTCCTGCATCAGACAAATAACGAGAACTTTTTTGGAAGATCGCTAGGAACTCCACTTCAGTACAATTTCACTGCCGTTGATGGCTACTTTGCCACTAATCCAAGAGGAGTCGTGTATCTCAAGAGCACGGCTGGCCTTGGAACCTCATCATCCACATTTCAGATGAGTGCTACTCCTGATGGAGACGTAATAGATCTGACATCAAACATCACCGGAACTATTCAACTTGCAGATCTTGCAGTGACTTTTGCCGGAAGCAATCTTGACACTATTAACCAGATTTCAGTAAATCTTTTTGCCGACACTCAGTTCGAGTTTGACGGAGATAATTCAGAAAGTCAAACATTCACTGTCCAGTCTTACGCCGGGGCTTCAGGAATTATTACCTTTACTGCGCCCACCGGATGGTCGCAAGGACAGATGATTCTATACAACACGACTGGATCTGCAGCTAGCGGTCTCACAAACAACACGACTTATTGGGTCTCTGCTGTCAACGCATCTGGAAGTCAGATCAACATAATTGACAATCCGACTCTGGTAAACGTCAGCAATATCCTGAATATTACCGGGGGAAGCGGCACTCAGACATTCAGGACGATTTCTGTATCTCTTGATAGGGATGTAATCGCCGTACCTGGACACAACTTCCAGGAAGCCGACATGGTTCGGTACAGATACCCAACAAATGGAAGATTTACTACTGCCACTCTAGCGGAAACATTTGATCATTACTTTGTTGAAAGAGTTTATGACAACAAACATATTTCTCTTACCAGAACTAGAGGATTTCTTCTTGACGGAAGCACCGAGGCGAGAGCAGCTACTAGCGCTGCGGCAATAAAGATAGTAAATCCGACAGCTGGAGACGGTGCTTACTGGATCAAGCCATCAGGATCTTCTACTGCATACCTAACATGGTGCAATTTCTCGCTTGAGAGCGGGAACTGGATGCAGTTAATGAAGATTTCCAGTGGAACTCTTCAGACAAACTCGCTTCCAACTGCCACTGCAAACATCAGTTCCACGGGAGCTGGAGTCACCTTTGGGCCTCACTGGGATGGATGGGCTTGGAACACAGACGCTCAGTTTGCAACTTTGTTTACTGCATCTAATAACGCCAATTTCAATGATGTCGATTCCTTCAGCCCTCTCTTCTACAGGCTGCCATTCAATGACGTTATGGTCGTATCCATAAACGCCACATCTAGTAGAATTGGCTGGAGACATAGCAGCACTATTGCAAACATGAGAGCGGTTACTGGAGCCACTTCAGTATCTACATACGGAGATTCTTGGCTGTTCCCAAGCGTTACTACCGATCAGTACTCCTGGCTTATCAGATTGCAGACAGTTGCATCAGTGACTCAGCTTGCAGTACAGACTCCTGTTGTCTATGGATTCAAGATCCTTGCAGATAGGGCGAATAACTACAGCAATCCAGGACAGTTCATTACCGGAGGATTCAGCACTGACACCTCCGGAGGAAGTACTGGAAACGGTGTGGCAATGATTGGCATAGGAACTAGCGGTGCCCCCGCAGCTAGCAGGTGGGGTGGTGGAATTGGATTTACGTATAACTCCAATTCTCAGTGGCGTGCTCATGGAAACTGGCATGGCCCGTCCACAACTTCTGGTGGAACGAGCAATAGAACATTCACTGGACTAGCAGTATTTGTTAGATAGCAATAACTAGAGAGGCAAAGAGGAGTAAATAAGAATGCCTATTAATATCACTGCCGTAGGTGCAGCAGGCACTCACACTCTCCAAAAGCTCAACGTCAATATTGACGAGAGCTATATTTACTTTGCCAATCGCGACTCTGGCACTGCATTTCCTACTCAGATTACTGATGATTCTGCCTGGGTTCTTCGTGAGCCGTCAGGAGCGCTTACCGGTGTAAACAATGACACTGTCTATTTTTTGAATACCCTTGGTGCTGGAGAGACATCTCCATTTAGTATCCAGTTCTCTAACACATCCGGTGGATCTGCAATTACTTTAACCGGATTCACTGCTGGAGCCATAACTCTCAATTTTCCGTTCGTTTATCAGAACAACTTCAATATATCTTCGGTTAAGTTCAATGACAGGCAGGCTGTTAGATACGTAACTAATGGAACTCCTATTACTGGACTTACCTCTGGAAGTACCTATTACGTAAGAAATCTTCTTACTGGCTTAGGTGGATCTTCTCTATACGAGTTCAATACTTTGGACTTTACAAGCGCTGGGGTTACAGGAAGAGTTGGACCAACTATCTCTCAGCTTAGGACAGCTTATGTAGCTGCTGGAGCTACATGGGCTAACACATACCTTAGTCAGGGAACTTTTCAGGGGTATCAGGATTGGACTGTTCCAGAGGATGGAACGTATGAGTTCACTGTTAGAGGAGCTCCAGGTCGTCAAGGATCGGCACTAGGTGGCGGAGGTGCCATTGTCAAAGGGAGGGTTCGTCTCACAAGAGGTGAAATAATAACTATTGCTGTCGGTCAGAGAGGCGAGCTTCCAACTGCAAACTTTGTTTCGCCAGGATCTTCTGGTGCGTCTTTTGTAGTTAGAAAAACTGGAAACGTACCGCTGTTTGTTGCTGGTGGAGGATCAGCGTCATCTGGAACTAATAACGGTTTGAATGCGGTACTTACTACACGAGGTGGAACATCAACTACCTCTGTTGTAGGTGGAGATGCAGGAGCTGGAGCTTCAGCAAACGTATCAGGCGGTAGCGGTGGTGGATTCGTGTCCGCTGGAGCAGCTGCCACAGGTGCTCCAAACTCTCCTGGTGGTGGTGGTTTCAATAATGGTCTAGTAGGTGGACTAACACCTAATACATCTTCCGGTAGTGGTGGATTTGGTGGAGGTGGAGCCTCTGACGGGACAACTCCAACTTCTGGAGGAGCTGGAGGATACAGCGGTGGTGCGGCAAACACCGCAGTAGCAAATGCTCGTGGTGGTGGCGGTGGATCATTCATCTTTGCTACAGCAACAAATGTCGCTACTTCAACTGGGCAGTTCAACGGCTCAAGCACATTTAATGGTGTTGCAATAACCAATCTCAACCAGTACAACACAGGAGCAGCAGAAGGCTCAGTCACAGTAACTCTCATTGAGTCGTCAGTGTTTGGATTTACTCTTCATCCCAATGCTCTGAGTGCTAATAACAATACTGATGTAATTTCAGTAACCCCAGCCGGAACTTCATTCCATTCATTCGTTCCGATCACACTTGATTCAGTGAACGAGACAATCAACCTAGTTAACGGTCATGGATTCTTCAGTGGACAGCCGATCAATTACTTCTTTACTGGTACGGCGGCTAGCTCTTTGAATTCCACCACTGTCTACTATGCAGACACGGTAAATGACTACACGTTTAGACTGAGCACTACTCCAGATCCTAGCTTTACTACAATCAACCTGACTACTCCTTCCAATACCACTGCAGAAGGATTCAGACCGGCTATTGTCAATACCTCTGCGGACTCCTTTACCATTTCTAATCACTCGTTCTTGGTCAATCAGCCAGTTCGATACAGCAATGGTGGAGGTACAAGCATCACTCCACTGCAGAATAATGCAACTTACTACGTAAAGTCGGTACTGGACGCTAATCGATTTACACTGAGCCAGTCTTTGGATGGTCCAACCCTGGATATTACTGCTCCAGGAACGGGGACAAATCACAGCTTTATCTTCACGGTGCTGAACGAGCTTGAGGACTCTATCTACATTCCGAGTCACGGCTACGTGTCAGGTCAAACTGTTCGATACCAGAAGTCCAGAGATTTTGCTATTACCAGTATTACTGCCCAGCAGACTCCGACAAATCAGAGAACTGTTACCACCGCCACAGCTCACGGATTTATAACTAATCAGAGAATTTCTTTTGATGCTTTCACTAGACCGAATACCGCCAATTCAGTATTCACGATAACCCAGATCTCCAGCTCAACTACTACCAGAACGGTAAACACCTCTGCGGCTCACGGTCTAGTTGCCGGAAACTACATAACTATTGCTGGGTTTACTGGAGCCCCTGGAACAAGCACTAGAGGCGGGCAGTTCAATGGAACCTACATTGTTGCCACTGCATCTGGAAACACTCTTACATTTACCGCTGAAGAGTCGATTACATTTACAACTGAAAACGTAACTGGAACTCCTACTCTTACTAGAAGAGCAGACTACGAGTTCGTTGAGAATACTCGTCCAGTGGCAATAAGAAGTTTTGCCTCATCTGGTACGACAAGAACTATTGTCACTGCGGACCCACATCAGTTTAATTCTAACGCAATCGTAACTATCAGTATTGTGCATTCGAATTCAGAACTTACTCGCTACTTCAACGGTACTTACACAATTACTGTTACAAACAGTAATACGTTTACGTATACAGGTGCTTATCAGGACCCTACAAACGCAGTCAACAGAGACCCCAGTATCACTATTGCTACTACTACCCCATCAGGCACAGCTACTGCTACTAGAGAAATAGTTATTACAAGCACTCCCAGTAGCACCACATTTACTTATCTAATGCCTACTGCGTCCAACTTGAACATTCCAACAGCAGAAACAGCAACTGGACGAGTGTCGGCTACCTCCATTGCAACTACTAATAGGCAACTACTTGGGAGAACAGTAGGGGAAATTACTACTGGACTCAACCACGGGTTGCTTGTTGGGGATAGATTCAGGCTGACTAACCTGACTGGAAACAATCAGGATGTCTTCAATGGGTCTTATCAAGTTGTCTCTATCCCGTCTACTACGACAGTACGATTTACTGCTACTCCAAGCTCTAAGGCTCTTCTCAATAAGAGCATTACCTCAAACACATCAGCTCGCATTAACTGCAGCGTTCCGCATAATCTAGTGGCTTCAAATCTGTTCTACCTAGAGGGAGTTAGCGGATCAGACACCGGATTCTGGGACGGAGACGTTAATATCATTAGCAGATCCAGTTCTGGAACTACAAGGACTATTAACACTGATAATCCTCATTATCTATCTGCCAACAGCAGAATCAGAATTATCAGCATTACTGGCGACAATGCCAGTGACTACATAGGCGACTGGATTGTAGCCACAGCCCCAAGTGCAACTCAGATTACTCTCACTACTCGTCACGACGGGACAGCCGCAACTTCGCTATCTCAGCCATTAGAAACCGTAACTGGTCTTCTATCCAGGGCTCAGACTGTGTCTTCGGTTCCTGCTTACACAATTCAGTCAAGATTCAAAACTGGAGCAGTAGCAGACATTACATTTACCGCTGCTCATGATCTCCTTGTTGGCGAAACTATAAGAATTACCAACATTGGTGGAACATTCCCCGAGGAATTCAATGGTGATTACGTTATTACCGGAGTTCCAACAAGCACCAGAATTACCTTTAATTCTGCTGTAAACACTACTAGATCAGTTGAAACTGTCGGAGGAACGGCCACCGCCGTAAATCAGATCAGATACACAATCCCTACGTTCACTAGAAACATCACAAATCGTCAACTGGTGTCGAATACAGTAGCTTCATACACTTCCCAGTTTGAGCATCAGCTTGCCGCAGGATCAACAGTAACTTTAACTGGGTTTACTGGTAATCAAGCTTCCATATTTAATGGAACTTACGTAGTTGCGTCAACACCGTCATCGACCCAGTTCACTGTCACACGACCACAGACTGCTGGAGTGACAACATTTACTGTCTCTAGTCGTCTTAAGACCGGAGTTTTTTGTGAACTAACCATCAGTGGTGGTCACGGAAATAATATTCAACCTGGCAATACAATAACTGTTTCTGGGATGACTGGTCCTGATTCTAGTGTGTTCACTGGAACTTTTATTGTTTCAGCCGTACCAGACACTAACAGAGTTACGTATTTCGTAAACGATCCAAACAACGTTTCTTCTCTCTCAGTAACAGCAAACGTTACATTGGATGTTGTTGCTGACGCTAGTGTTTCTGGTGTAACTGCTACTTTGAATACTGTTCCAACTACAACCACTACAGCTGGTGCGCTGTCGATATCTGAAGTCACTGCATCTGGTCAAGTTGGAGAGTTTTTCATAGACACCTTGATTCCAGGATTAAGAAATCAAAACACTTATTATGTGTCTGTAGCAGATGCCAACACAATAAAACTATCTAGCACTAAAACTATAAGTCAGTCAACGATAGTGGACATTACTGGCGTTGGTATTGGATCTCATCAAATTGTTACTACGTCAATTGACTACGCAGAAAACAGTATTACTATTCCCGCTCACGGATTTACTGCTGGAGAGCTCGTAGAGTACGACACAGCTGGACAGACAGCCATAAGTCCTCTGTCTTCAGGAACTCCATATTACGTAATACCTGTAGACGGAAACACCATTAAGCTGGCTACATCAAGTGCAAATGCAACAGCTGGCACAGCAATAGATCTTACTACTGCTACTACTCCAGTTGGCCGTCATAGGCTTAGGTCCCTGATTAGGACACCTGACGGTACTTATACCATTTCAGCTGTTCCTACACCTACCACTTTTAATGTAACTGCTAGTGGTTCTGTTCCTACAATCACTAAGACATTCAACCCAAGAACAAATCTGAGCATTGACCAGAACTATATAAAGATCACTAATCACGGATTCCTTACTGGAACACCTGTCACATACTCAAATGGTGGTGGTACTTCTCTAGGCGGTCTTACCAACAGCACTGTTTACTACGTTATTGTCATAAACAAGGATCATCTAAGACTGGCGTCAACTGCCGACAGCGCTGACGCAGGCACCCCGGTGTCAATAACTACGTTCGGTGCGGGTGGTACGCACACTCTTACCAGCTCCCAGATTAATGGACGAGTAACTGGAACCGGCACAGTATCGACTACTGTTGGCTCTGTTCTCGTGAATGGATCAGGAACTCAGTTCTCTAAGATTCTCAAGGTTGGAGATGAATTCCGACTATTCCCACCAGACACGGAGCAAATTTCGTTCTTCCAGTCTGCTGGCATAAACACCTCAACAGATGAAATAACAGTTCCAAATCACGGACTGACAACCGGTGAGAGCATTATCTACTCTCCTGGATCCGGCGGTCCTAGGAGAAACATCTATCAAATTGCATCGTCTGGTACAACAAGAACTATAACCACCGCTGAGGCTCACGGATACAACGCTCTCGAAACAGTGACTATTAGTGGACTTAGCTCTGCATCTGCCGCCGATTTCAACGGTACGTTTACTATAGCTACAGTACCTAGCAGCACTACATTCACTTACACTGCTACCAACAGCTTGACTCTTGCTACGGAAAATCAGACATCTGGAATTTCAACAAGAGTCGGTGTTGCTGGAACTGCACCAACTCCGCTTATCGATGGTTACTACTACTTTGTTCGATCTATTCCAAATACGACTATCTCAAGCATTACCAACAGAGAGAGAACAGGAAACGTAATTACGTTTACTACTTCCTCAGCGCATAACTTGTTGCCAGGAAACGTAATAACAGTTTCAGCAATGACCGGAGCAAACCCAGAGCTATTCAATGGGACATTCACTGTAGTTAATGTTCCTAGCACTACTTCGGTAGTTGTCTACTCTTCTACCTCTGGATCAGTGGCTCCTGTTGGAGTTACAGGAACTCTTACTCCCGTTACCAGCAACACCATCAGACTGTTCAATACTCTCGCTGACGCGAATGCAAACACAAATGTTGTTGACATTCTCAACGCTGGATCAGGGTTTGCTCATAGGCTGACTAAGGTAATTCCCGCCTCGCCAATTGTCAGAAAGATCACCGCTATCGGATCTGACACTCAGATTACGGTCAACAGGACATACTCATCAGCGTTTACTGCAATTAACTACTCATATCCAACATTCGTTTATGTACGTCCACAAGGCTACTCCCTGCATAGGCCGTTTGACGGTGGAGTTGAGATGTCAACGGGACTCGGTACGTGGAATGGTCAAATAGTTCGTCAGACCAGAAAGTACTTCCGCTACCAGTCTGGTAAGGGCATTCAGACATCTGCTGGTATGAATTTTAAGCCTTCCATTGACATTGAAAGCATGACAAGAGTTGGCAACTCACAGACTATTACGGCTCGAACTCGTAGACCTCATGGTCTTCAAAATGGACTGTTCTGCCGTATTGACGATGCAGTTGACTCCCAAGGAGTGACTAGCACTGTATATAACGGAACATTCCAAGTAACAGTTATAGATGCGTATAACTTTACATTTATCACTGCTGGAACAATAGTTGAGACCAAGGCGTATGGATACCCAAGACTCCACGTAACTGCGTGGACAAATGGAGCTCTTCGCGCTGGAATGTTCGACTTCCAGAACGGAATGTTCTTCGAGTTTGATGGTCAGAAAATCTACTGTGTAAGAAGATCCTCTACTCAGCAGATCGCTGGAACATGTGCCGCTCTGCAGGGTTCTGAGTTTGTCTTTGGAACTAATACTTCATTCACCACTCAACTTTCTTCTGGGGATTACATAATTCTCAGAGGGCAGAGCTACAAGGTAACCGAAGTAACAAGCGATACTCGAATTTCGGTTCGCCCAGAGTTCAAGGGAGCTTCTGGAATAGAAAAGGAATTCGTACCAGGAAACGGAACTACTGGGGTTGTCAGAGTGGCAGTTCTTTCCGGAGGACTGCCGACTTCTACTACAAATCTATTCAATATACTTCAGCACGGATTTACTCAAAATCTTCCAGTTGTATACAACTCCATTGACGGAAGCGCTATTGGAGGCTTGGTCAGCGGAAAGACTTACTATGTTGATGTTGTAGATAGCAATAACTTCAGGTTAAAGGGATCACCAACATCTGCACAGAATGTCATCATCACTAGTACTGGCACAGGATCTCCGCATTCATTTACTCCAGCAAGAACTGGAATGATTGCAACTCTTACTGAAGACACAAGAGTTCCTCAGGAAAATTGGAATATCGATCCATGCGACGGTACAGGTCCAACTGGTTACAATCTTGATCTTTCCAAGATTCAGATGGCCTATATGGATTATTCATGGTACGGAGCTGGAAAGATTCGCTTCGGATTTAAAACCACAGAAGGTCAAGTTCAGTACGTTCATGAATTCGTACATAATAATCAAAAGTACGAGTCTTACTTCCGATCAGGAAACCTTCCAGCAAGATACGAAGTTACCACTTTTGATAATCCTACATACATTCCTGGACTATTTCACTGGGGAACTTCTGTAATAATGGATGGAAAGTTTGATGACGACAGAGCCTATCTGTTTACTAAGGCAAGTCAGAGCCTGAATATTGGAGGGACTACTGCCAAGACCTTTGGTACTAGCCAGATAAGCACTACTACCGATTTCTTGAGCATTCCTTCTCACGGATTCAGTACTGGAGATCTGGTTCAGTTCAGAGGAATTGGATCTGGAGGACTTGCTCAGGTTAATACTGACAACCCAGCTACAGAGCAAATCGCTGGTGTATACACTCAGTCAAACCTAACTAACGACTCAATCTACTCAGTAGTGGCTATTACTGCCAATCTTCTTGCACTCTTCCCACGACAGGCAGATGCAACTGCAACTCCAGCTACAATAACTAATATTTCCAAGAGTGCAAACGTAGTAACAGTAACCACGGCAGCAGCTCATGGATTTGTTGTAGGAGACTTGGTACTGACCAATGTCAATACTCAGCCAGCCACTGTTCAGCTGGCTGTTGGAGGAGCAGCAAGAGTTACTGCTGTCACTACTGTAAGCCCATTCACGTATCAATTTGTCAACACTAATGGGTCATCAAATATAAACTCTACTGCTACTGCCGGAACTGCTCTGAAGAATCCAATAAACCTGACATCAGTAGGAAATACTCAAGCTACATACGTAATAGCCCCGTCAGGAACTCTAAACAACACTTCTGGTCCTAGCTATCAGCCGCTTCTATCACTAAGACTAAGTCCATCTGTGTCAGAAGGACTTACAGGAGGACTTGGCGAGAGAGATGTCATCAACCGAATGCAGTTGAGACTTCTGGAAATTGGTGTGGCAACCACTCAGCTGGTCGATGTAAAGCTGCTCCTCAATGCAAGACTTAACAATCTTAATTTTGTTGGAGTAACTTCCCCTTCTCTAGTTCAAGTAGTTGAGCACACCTCAAACGACACAGTTTCCGGAGGAATTCAGGTCTACAACTTCAGGGCTGGAGGTAGCGGAGGAAACGAGGCAACCACGACAGTGGATGTTACTGAACTCTTTGAGCTATCTAACTCAATACTTGGAGGAAGCAGCGTTTTCCCAGATGGTCCAGACATTGTCACTATTGCTGTGGCAAGACTTACAGGAAACTCAACGCTATCTTCAGCTAGAATATCCTGGAAAGAAGCTCAGGCGTAGGAGAAAATTGTGGCAATCACGAGGCTTGGGTTCACTAGGCCATTAGCTAACAACGCTACACTTTTAGCTACAGTCAGTAATAGCTATTTGGTGTCAGTTGTTGCTGTAAATCTACTGGCTACTGATAATCCTATCCCAAGAGTGGCTATATACGTAGCTCCTTCTGGAGCAAGCCTTGATTCTCAGTTTATCTACGTGTGCTCAAACGTTACGTTGGGCTATGGAAGCTCATTTGAAACTTTCAGATTTCCAGTAAACTCTGGTGATTCAATCTATTGCAGGTCTACTACCGCTGGTTGTGGTTTCTTCCTTAATGGAATACTTCAGGATGATGTTGTTGGTCCAGGAGACTCAACGCAGACATTTACGAACAAGACTATAAGAGGACTTGTTAATACTCTTTATCTTGATAAGGGAACTACAGCTCAGAGAAGACCGGATGCCGAAGTTGGTTATGCACGCTTCAATACAGAATACGACACAATTGAAGTTCGCGGTGCAAGTACCTGGATTCAACTCGGAGCTACAGGGCCAACTGGTCCTTCTGGAGGCCCAACAGGTCCTACCGGTCCAGCTGGTCCAATAGGACCTACAGGTGCAACCGGAGCAACTGGACCAATAGCTACCGGACCAACAGGTGCCACGGGACCTACTGGTCCCTCGGGTGGACCCACTGGACCAATCGGTCCTACAGGTCCAACTGGTCCAACGGGTGCAGCTGGAATTGCAGGAGCTACAGGACCAAGTGTTACCGGGCCAACTGGACCTACTGGGCCAACTGGCCCTTCTGGTGGGCCAACAGGTCCAACAGGTCCACTTGGTCCAACTGGGCCTACTGGCCCGCCAAGTACAGTAACTGGACCTACTGGAGCCACTGGCCCTACTGGTCCAACGGGTGCTGCTTCTACTGTTGCAGGGCCGACTGGTCCTGGCGGAATAAGCAACAGAAATCTTTTGATCAATGGTGGCATGCGAGTAGCGCAAAAGACTACTTCCGCAGCAAATATAGTTTCCGGAGCAAGTACACGGGCTATTGATAGATGGGTAATATCCACTGCAGGATCTTGGGCTACATGGACGAGTAGTCAGGATACTGACGTACCTTCTGGACAGGGATTTTCGCAAAGCTTGAAAATGACTGTTACTTCACCTGGAGCTCAGTCTTCAGTATCTAGTTGTCAGGTGTATCAATCGATAGAAGCTCAAGATGTTGCAAGAATTAAAAAGGGCACTGCATCCGCAGAGTCATTGACCCTATCTTTCTGGGCAAAGAGCAATGTCACGGGAACGTACACTGCGAGAATCTCAACTGTAGGCAGTCCATTAACTGATTTCATGGTTCAGTACACGGTAGCAAACGCTGATACATGGACTAGGTATATTTTGGTCATTGGACCAGAGACAACATCTCCAATAACTGCTAGTGGATCTTCTTTAGGCTTGAGACTGCTGTTTACTCTTGCGGCAACAGATTCAGAGATAGCAATAGCAGTTCCTACCACATGGGTAGACAGTTCCTCATTGGGGTACCAGAATCAGGTCAACGTAGCAGAAACATTGGGAAATTACTGGCAGATAACAGGAGTTCAGCTGGAGATAGGAACTTCTCCATCTGCCTTTGAGTTCAGGCCATATTCTCAAGTATTAAGAGATTGCCAAAGATACTATTATAAGACGTTCTCTCAGGCAGTGGCTCCAGCGCAGAATACTGGGAGCTTTAGCGGAGCGTTGTATGGAACCCCTGGAGCTGCCAACCAGTCATTCGTAGCAAATCTAAAGTTCCCTGTGACAATGAGAGACACTCCAAATATCACTACTTTTGCCCCAGACTCAGCGACAGCCAACTGGTCCGTAGTGAGTGCTGCGACTCCAACCGTGAGTGTCATAGCAGCAAGCATCGGCACTGAGGGCGTAGCCATACAAGGAACCACCGCCACCTCTGCTGGTGGAGCTCATGCAATACACGTAACTGCTGAGTCGGAGATGACGTAATGCCTGTAAAGAGACTTGGAGCCAGTAGCCCGTCTGCCAATACTCAAACGGTAGTCGCCACTTCTGATGTCACTGCTGTAGCTTCAGTAATCGTAACTAATAAGGGCACTACGGCTGCTACTACTTCTGTGTGGGTATCCCCGCAGGGAAGCAATAACTCCGAACCACAAAGAGTGTATTTAGCGTCAAATTTGAGCATAGGTGCTGGACAGACTTACGAGACTTTTAGGTTTGCTATCCAGGAAAATGATCAGATATATGCGCTAGCCAACACTTCACTTGTCTCATTCTCAGTTAATGCTGTGTACGAGACAGAGGGAAGATCGAACGTAACCTATGCCTCGAATCAGCCCAGTTTTCCAGAGGTTGGAGATATCTGGGTTGATTCTGACACGGGAGCAGTTTATTTCTATACAACTGGCTCCTGGGAAGAGCTTGCATACATTGGAGTTGGCCCAACTGGGCCAACCGGTCCTCAGTCGTACACTCCAGGTCCTACTGGACCAACTGGTCCTCAGGGATCTGGAGTACGAGTACTTGGCTCTTTTCTTTCGCTGGCGGCGCTTCAGGCTGCTCAACCTACAGGTCTAGTAGGTGACGCCTACATCGTAGGGTTTGATCTCTATGCCTGGTCACAGAACACTCTTTCCTGGGTAAATGTTGGTCCATTTGTCGGACCTGTTGGACCTATTGGTCCTACCGGACCCACCGGACCTACCGGACCTACCGGACCAACTGGCGCTGCTAGCACGGTAACTGGCCCTACTGGATCTACTGGGCCTACTGGCCCAACCGGTCCTAGAGACGTGGCTTACTGGAGATTTTCCTCCACCACTACCGATTCTGATCCCGGCACTGGGCAATTCAGATTCAACAGTGGCACTGTTGGCTCTATCACTCAGATGTACATAAACAAGTCGGATTTTGTATTCAATACAGACTTTAGCTCTTACATAGAGACATTCGATGATTCAAGCTCAAGTGTCAAGGGATACATTTACTTTTTCACTACTGGGGCTGTGCTTCGGAATATTTTCCAAATAACCGGTGCCGTAACTTCCTCTGGAAATTACTACAAGGTGCCAGTCACGCATGTTACGGGAGCACTTCCACTTTCTAGTAGCAATTACGGACTTGAGTTCAGCAGGACCGGAGACCTCGGAGTAACAGGTCCAACTGGCCCTACTGGTCCGACTGGACCGGCCAACTTTGCCAGCACTGCTAGCGTCTCGGCCAATCACACGGCAACTCTGAATCAGATTGTATTTACTGACAGTACGAGTGGACCCTTCACCGTAACTCTTCCAACTGGACCAGCTACTGGTGACAGAGTTGTAGTCATAGATGCGTCAGGCACTGCCGACACGAGCGCCATTACCATAAATAGGAATGGCAGTCTGATAGATGGATTAGGCCAGAACTACATTCTGAATACCGAGAACGGATCGGTAGATTTCATATATGTAGGAGCGTCTTCTGGGTGGAGAGTAAATCTTCCGGCTCAGCTCCGAGAGCTCATTACTAATCCTACATTTAACACTGATGTAGATGTCGTATCGTCTGATCTAAATCTAACTGCAACGGCCACCACAGTCGGAACTGTGTCCTCCGCTGTGGAAACGGTAAACGTAGTTCCAATTACCGCCCTAAGTGGGACAATTGCCAGCATTACTTGGTCCGGAACCAATCTCACTGTTGCATCTTCTTCCACTTTCAGTAAGGGTGAGAAGTCGGTACTTGACGCTATTGCAGTAGGAAATAACCTGACATTCAAGCAAAATGCTCAGGCAGATGTCACTCTTCAAGTGGTATCGATATCGATCACTACGAACTCATCTGCAAATACCTCCATTAGATGGGTTGTAGACACCAACAACTCTGGAGCGGATAAGCTTGCAAACTCCTTGGTTGTTCCTTCAACTTCTAACGTATTCAGGGTAACCTCTTCAGTTGGATCTCTTGGTCCTTCAATTCTTACCTCCATCTTCTCCATCGGCACTGCTGTATACGAGAAGTCAAGCTCTTTCTTCGATGCAGATAAGGTCACTGTTCTCACCAACCCGGTTGTGTCAATCGGGGCTTCTATCAAGTACTTCAGTGACAGCAAGATCATTGCTGTTGCCGGTGATGGAAGCGAGAGTTCTCTTGCATACAATCCTGCACAGAGAAAGTGGACAATAGACGGCAAGGATCTTGCCTTCCCAGATCAGAGTGGTAATTCAGGAAAGTATCTCGGGACAAACGGAGTAGATGCCAGCTGGCAGGATGTAGTTCTTACGGCCAATGCAGTTGGAACCTCTAACATTGCCAATAGTGCTGTAACCACGGCCAAGATAGCCAATAGCTCGGTAACTACCGCAAAGATAAATGACGAGGCAGTAACTGACGAGAAGATATCAACATCAGCATTGGCCACTGTCCAGTTGGACTCGGTTCAGTTCAACGGTGTTGATTACGTCTACCAACCTACTCTCAATGGGGTTCCTTACACGGTAACCAATCCATTGAGGCTGTTCATCTCGGTCAATGGTCAGATAGTAGGTCCATCTGCCCGTGGAAATGATCCGCTGTTCTTCTCTCCGCTAAGCCTCTTAGGAAGCACTAGCGGATCCTCAATAGGAAAATTCTCATTGCTAAGTAATGGTAGAATTCAATTCTCTAGTCTATACCCGCTAGGGGCTTCTTCTGATATCCGGCTAATTCCTGGATCATCAGTTGCTACACTGGCAACAAGCAGGTATCCATTTAGAGCATCAGATATATTATTAGGAGCATAAGGTGGCACGCAAGACTCTCCAGGAAGTAACGTATACGTTTACTCCTTCAACTAGAATTATAACTATTCCTAAGATTATTCCTAGGGAGAGACTTCTGCTCATCACGAACGTGACGAGCAATACGGTCATCTATAACTTCTCTGATCCAGCTCTAACTGCTACCCAGTATTACACGTTCAATTCTCCTGGAACTCTGTGGGCTGATCAGGAGACATACACCCTGAATCAGATAGTCAGTTTCAACAACAATCTCTATATTGTTACGACTGCTGGCACGTCTGGAACTACCCCACCCACCCACACTACAGGAGCCGTTACTGCCACTGGCGGCACTGCAGTTCTGACATTCTTCAAGACTGCACTTCCTCAGGGCACTGAGCAGACGCATATCGTCCTCAATTTCAATACTGCAGCGATGGCTGTTACCGACAAGCTTCAGATTGTCACCGAAGAAGCTGACGATACATTTCTTCCAGCCGAGTCTTATGTTGATCCTGTATCCAAGTTCAGGACTTCCTCTCCTCAGTCCCTTATTGACACCGACTTCGAGTACGGCACCCAGCCGACCAAATGGGAAAGTCTTTCCCTTGTAGGAAACCGTCCATTTGCTTACTTTGACGTAACTACGCCATTCGGTGCTACTGGTGGATCTTTCGGAGCTATCACAAACGTCTCAACCGCAGCTGGAAACCCAACAAGAACTGTCACAGTCGCTCACACAAGCGGAACTGTTCCCGTTGGAACTCCAATATTTCTTCAAGGAAACACGAACTCTGCTCTAAATGGATGGTTTACAGTAGAGACATCAGCATCAGCGTCTTTTACTTTCACTTCTCCGGTGCCCCTCGCAGCAAACACTTCGTTCTTTGACGCTACTAAGACATTTGGATATGTAGGAACGTTCTACTCTGGCTCAGTTGAGTCTGGGGATGGTGCAACCAGATGCGGAATTGGCGTATCTCTGACAGCTAACACAGCTTTTGTTGCTAGCACTCTTACAATGACAGGTGCTTCATCAAGTGGAACTACTGTCACAGTAGTCAGCACATTTGGTCTTGCCGTTGGAGCTCTTCCGACTATATCTGGAGGTACGGGAACATTTGCTGCTGGAACCTTCGTGACTCAGGTTCTCAGCGACACTCAGTTCGTAGTAAACGTTGCTCCATCAGTTGCATTGTCAGCAGCAACAATAACTGTCCCTGTTGTTACAGTTACTACTCTTGCTCCTCACGGTCTGTACGCTGGCAACTTCGTGTCTATCATAGGAACTACCGCTACTACCAACCCTCCGAATGGCAACTGGGTAATTGCAACGGTCCCCACTGTCAATACGTTTACTATTAACGTCCTAAATGCTCCAACTGGTGGAAACATCACCCCCGCTGCCCTTTCTACATATAGAACTCTTTACTCCAGGTCTCTGGCGCAAAATGTCCACAGACCGTTTGATGGTGGAGTCAACTTCACTGTCGGGTCTACACCTTCAGCTGGTAATCAGCTGATTCGCCAGACTCGTAGATACTTCCGGTACCAGTCAGGTAAGGGTGTTCAGTTCTCTACTGGAACGATGTTGAAGCCTCTTTTCAATGTCAACTCCATTACGTCTTCTGGCACGACTGCTACTGTAACTACCGCATTTCCTCACAACCTGCTTCCTAACGCTAGGGTTGTCGTTGGGGGATCTACTGACGTTGCATATAACGGAGTGTTTTCTGTAGCGTCTACACCAAGCCCGACGACATTCACTTACATCACAAGAACAGCTCCAGCAAACGCTACTGCACCAGGATTTCCTCTTCAGGTTGGACCTTACAACTGGAGCGGATCAACTATTCGTCTCGGAATGTTTGACGACCAAAACGGCTTGTTCTTCGAGTATGACGGACAGCAGCTCTATGCAGTAGCAAGAAGAAGCACTGATCAAATCTCCGGAACTGTTACGGCCACAGTCGGATCATCGACTATCACTGGAAGCGGCACGTTCTTTTCAACTCAGGTACTGCCTGGAGACATGCTGAACATCCGTGGAATGTCTTATCTGGTAACTACAGTTCAGAGTGATACTACTCTTACTATCTCACCGGAGTATAGAGGAACTGCCACCGTAAGCAACGTAACCGTATCGCTTAGACGAGAGAGAAGATTCCCTCAGTCTCAGTGGAATATGGACAGGATGGACGGCACTGGTCCGTCAGGGTATGCCCTTGATCTTAACAAAATCCAGATGTTCTACATGGATTATTCATGGTATGGCGCAGGTGCTGTCCGCTGGGGCTTCAAGGATCAGCGCGGCAACGTCATCTACGGCCACAGGCTTGCTAATGCTAACAATGAGTCAGAAGCGTACATGAGATCAGGAAATCTTCCTGCTCGCTACGAAGTTGGAACCAATCCAGCAACATATTCAATCCTTACATCTACGCTATCTTCAGCTGCTACATCTGGACTTGTCCTGCAAGATGCGTCCCTATTCCCGAATAGTGGTTCGGTTATCATTAGCGGAAACACGTCATCTGCTCCAATTGAGTATGTCAACTACACCTCAAAGTCCGGAAACACTCTTAACGGACTGACTCGTGCAGTTGCTGGCGGAAATATTGCTCCGCAGACATGGACGTACTCAGCAACTGCTCCGATAGGAGTTCGACTAGCAGGAGCGACGTTCAATCCAAGCGTCAGCCACTGGGGATCGTCTGTCATAATGGATGGTCGATTCGACGATGATAAGCAGTTTATCTTCCAAGGCGGTATGAACTCTAGCGTTACAAACCTGCCACTTAACGGTTCGCTTAACCATGCCCTCCTGTCAATTAGACTAGCTCCCTCTGTTGATTCAGGACTAACTGGATTGCTTGGATCAAGAGATATTATTAATAGAATGCAATTGACAATGCAGACAACTGACGTTGCTCTAATTGCTGGAACCGCGAACACTATTGTTAGAATTCAGCTGATTCTCAACGGAAGATTTACTAATCCAGGTGCTTCAACTTGGCAGAACGTCGGAGGATCTTCACTGTCTCAAATTATGTTCCACCCAACGACTGGAACTTTGGCAACTGTAACCGGTGGAGAAACGATTTATTCGTTCTTTATTACTGTTCCAACAAGCTCAACCGGATATCTTACTCAAGATTTGACTAAAGTTCGCGATCTAGGAACTTCTATACTAGGTGGTGGAACTCTAGCAACTGGAAACACTACTTCGTCAAATGTTTATCCTGATGGACCGGATATTCTTACGATTACTGCTTCTATGATTGCAGGTCAAAACAATGGAGGACAGATCAACGCTCGCATTGCGTGGACTGAGGCTCAGGCGTAGAGCATGAGTAATCTAGATTCGGTAATCGCATTGGCCGCATTCTTTGGGATTGTCAATGTGATGCTGCTTATTATTTATTATAAGCTTGGAAAAATACTCAAACAGCTAAGACCAAGTCCCATAAAGAATAAGTAGTTGGCAAAGGAGCCCTGAGGGGCTCCTTTGCTATATACTTGATTTATGAAGGTTGCTGTTTACACTATTGCACTAAACGAGAAGCAGTTTGTTGATCCTTGGTACGAGTCGGCAAAAGAAGCCGATTATCTCCTGATAGCGGATACCGGATCAACCGATGGCACTCCGACGAGAGCGAAGAAGCTTGGCATACATGTCGTAAAGCTCTCGGTAAAGCCGTGGAGATTCGACATGGCAAGAAATGCCGCCCTTGCTGCTCTTCCGCCCGACATTGACTACTGCATTGCTCTTGACATGGATGAAGTGCTACTCCCTGGGTGGAGAGAAGAACTTCAGGTTGCCTTCGATAGGGGATATACCAGACCCAGATACCAGTACACATGGAACTGGAATGACGACGGAAGTCCTGGGCTTCAGTACGGTGGGGACAAGATTCATTCAAGGTTCGGATATCGCTGGAAGCATCCAGTCCACGAAGTTGCCGTAGCCTACGGAGGCTTTGAGGAAGTTCAAGGGTGGGTAGGTCTGCAAATCCACCACCATGCCGACAACACAAAGCCTAGAAGCCAGTATCTACCGCTCCTCAAGATAGCTGTCGATGAGGACCCGTGGGACGATAGAAATGCCTTCTACTATGCCAGGGAGCTGTATTTCTATGGCAGGTATGAGGAGGCTAAGACAGAGTTTAAGAGGCATCTAGAGCTTCCAAGAGCACTGTGGCCACCAGAGCGTGCCGCCTCAATGAGGTACCTAGGCAAGATAGAGACTGAAAACGCCGAGTACTGGTTCAATCGCGCAATAGAGGAGTCTCCTGGAAGACGGGAGCCTTGGCTTGACCTAGCCAAGTACTACCATGCTAGGCAGGACTGGGTTAACTGCCTGAGCAGCGCATTGAGGGCTCTTGACATCAAGGAAAAGCCTCTTGAGTACCTGTGCGAGGCAGATGCCTGGGGAGCAGCGCCATGGGATCTGGCAGCGCTATCCTTCTACAACACTAGAAACTTTGAGCAGGCGGTTGAATTCGGCAAGGAAGCCGTAAGACTGGATCCAGATGACCAAAGGTTGATTATGAATCTGAGGTGGTATGTGGAGGCTCAGGGCTCTTCCTGAGTCGCTCTTCTCTTTCTTGCTTATAGGCATTTATTGCATTGGCGCTGGTTCTACTTCTCCATGAAAAATTGCAATTAGCGCATGTGACAATCTTTGCCGTTGTCCACCTACCGCCTCCGGGAATTTTTTCGGTAGAAACGGAAAGTTTGTATGATCTGGCTGAACAATAGGGACATCTAGGAGGCTTTTTTCTTTTTAGCTCTTCTCCGGTATACGACACGGACAAGGCTCTTCGTAGATCAAACTCATCAATTCCCCCCCAAATTCCCCATAATTGCTTGTTTTCAAGAGCCCACTGTAGGCATTCTGCCCTTACTGGACAAATAAAGCATAGATTTTTTGCCTCGTGCTTTTTGGAGATTTCGCTAGAGAAAAACAAGTCAACATAGTCTTTGTTTTCCGGTTTAGCGCATTCTCCCTTACTTTGCCAGTAAAGACTGTTAGCGGGCTTCCACACTTAATCAATTGTACACTATTAAAGTTATAAAACGGACATAAAGAATATAAATTTAAACAGGTATCTCTACCCAGGTTGCTTCACTTAAGTAGTCAGTTTCGTCTCCATTCACTGTTTCTCCAAATTCATCAGTCACCTCTGGGTACTTCTCTCCTTCGGTAAACCCGCAGAACCCGTGAGATTCAATAGACTTTTGTATGGCCCCGAATGAGTCCAAAAGAGAATCAAAAACTCCATCTCTCTGGACTCTAGAAGCCAAAGCTCTTCTAACTAACTCTTCGGAGATATCAACATTTTCATATGTAACGTAGACAACAGAGCTGGGAAGATTTTGGATAAACCCCTCGCCATCCCATTCTTCCCATAGCCACTCTCCTGGTCTTTTGTCATTCATAAGTGTCTTCTTCTGGAGTATTTAGCTCTAGCTCATACTTGCCGTCGCCATTATCTGTAAACTCTATTTCGTCGTTATTTTTTAATTCGTAGATTCCACTTATGGTAAGTCCACCACAGGAAGAGCATACTTCTACTGCCCCATTATTTATCTTTATGGGAACGTCTACTCCAAGAAGTTTCATTCGAATATTTCCCAAGTTGTCCATGCTCTCTGGCTCCCACCGAGTGTGTTGCTGGAGAAAGCACGATTCGCACACCGATACAACCGTAGTCGTGGTGTGGTTCTGGTCCATAAAAACTATTTTACAGGCATTTGAGCTAAGGAAGTAGTTCTATCTCTATACTATTATTTCCAAATCTTCTTCTACTTCTTCTTATATTGTGTCTTTCATTTGGGGAAAGTCCTCCCCAAATCCCCCATCTTTCTTTATGTATTCCCCATTCAGCGCATTCGATTTTATGTTTACAGCTTTTGCAGAGCTGTAGAACTTTTCTATATTCGTCTGTATTTTTAGATTCGTCTTCTCTATAGAAAAGGTCCAACCCCATGTCTTTACACATAGGGTTGTCGAATGACCAAGGAGGAGTTAAAGTCACTTGTCTATGCCACCAACTTCAAATCCGCAGCCTGCGTATCCGGCTATGTCTATCCATGTGTCAGGTTGATACCCAGACTTAGATGCATATCTAGCCATCTTGACGGCGACCATGCACATGGCAACGTCTTCCATTGATACGTCAATGCCTAGGACTACACTCCACAGCTTTGCAATTCTATTGAAGTTCTCGGACGGTGGGCCGTAGTGGACGTTTCTTTCTGAGTTAATGAGTCTTGCTGCTTCTCGCAAGGCTTCGACTCTTGGTGGAGATGGCTCTTCTGAGACTTTTTCATTACCTGTAGTCATGTCGTAGTTTCGCAATCATGTCGCAGGAGTAGACGAATTCTGATTCCATATCAGGAGCTTTGGTGATGATTAGCTCATAGTTGACTTTCTGCTGCACTTCCTCAATAGGGACTTGCAATAAGTCAGCTATCTCAGTCTCGGCTCTGTCTTGGAGCTCGTCAAAGCTGTCTCCCCAAACAGTAACCTTAAATGTCGTAGACGAGCTCATGACGGTATCAACTTAAATAGGTCATGAGGTGAGTAGTGAGTGCCTTCTAGTCTTGGCTCTCTATCGTCTATTGACTTTACGATGATGTCTCCGTATCTCACTGCAGTGACTCGGCACACTCTTCCATTGTGCCTTGGGCCAGCAGCTCCTGTAAAGGCGTCTGACTTAACCTTTACTATGTCTGCCACCTTTATATTTCCTGGCTGACACTCAACCCAGTTTCCATCTAGAGGAACTTCCTCCTCTGCTATTGCATAGCCCATTGCAAGCTCTTTGAATACTTGCAGGGCTTCCTTGGCTAAGTTCTCGCTCAGGTCACCCTTATTCCATACATCAAGGAGTTTGAGGACCATGTCCCCGGACCCCTTTCGTATTTTTGCCTTAGTCATCTGGTCCTTGACCCAGGGAATATCTACGTTATTCATTGGTCCTCTCAATCAAGTAATGACTTCACTAGCAAACTTACACTATCTTCCCAATCAAGTAAAGAACTTGAGTATGAATCGATTTGTTGTTCACTCAGAACAAGTCTTTCTTTCGGTGACATGTCCTCTATAATTCCAGGAAGAACCGTCCAGCTTTCTCCAAGCATAGAGCTAAGCAGCCAATCAGTTACTACCGGAACTCTAAGTCTCAAAGACTGAGATATTGATGGAGTCCACCATGGATCTCCTCCACGATGCACAGGGACAAAACATCCAACCGACTGAAGCAGTCTTTCCCTGGACACGGCTGAGTACTCCCACCTGGATCCCTTGAGGGGGATTACTGGAAGTCTTACTGTTTTTTCCTGCTTTCTGCTCCATTTAGTGTTGGGGGCATCAGACACCCAATACTTAGGAGTCTCTACTGGAAGCTCAGGATCAAGCTCGCTGAGATGCTCCTTGTCGAAGCAGAGACCTAATAGATTTTTGTGGTCAACATTGGGTATGTAGGAAGAAACGGAAGCGAATGACATCCATGGGAGTTTGGGATAAATTGTATTTGGCCATCTTGAAGTAAAAAGTTTATCTACTCCGTCGATGATCTTTTTGAAGACTTCTTCGTCAAAAGTCTTGGAGTATTCGCTTCTCTTTGAATAAAAATCCTTGACTAGACTCTCCGGATTTGAATGAACTGAATTTAATCCAGCCCATATTCTTCTAGGATCTGGAGCATCTATTACAATGCTCAAGTTATTCAAGTCCCAAGCTCTTGAAATTACGGATAATGCTCCGTAGATTCTGTGAGCAGAGGTACTTGTAGGTGGAGCTAACCCTACTATGACCGAGTCAAATTCGGACAAATAGTCGTCAGACATACGAACTGACGGCTCTGTCCAAACTACGTCATGATGATCTGACTTGAGGGCATGTTCCAGCAATCCGGTGAATGTGACTGTTCTTGAGTTTCTTGACTCAGACACATGAGCAGCTGTGCATCCAGTAAGAAGTATTTTCATTTCACTCCTAAATACAGATATGCCTGCCGCCCGTTTCTACGGGCGGCAGACATAATCTGATCTACTAGAACGGTGCTGGAGGAACTGTAGCGGTTTCCATTGAAGGTGCTCCAGCAGGTGCAGGTGCAGGTGCAGGCGCTGGTGCAGGAGGTGGAGGCGGCGGCGCTGCAGCCGGGACTGAAGATCCCTGCATTGACGATGCATCATCTGCACCTCTTGGTGGGTAGTACGTCTTGATCTCGTTCTTCTTGTCGCCCTGCCAGACCCGAGAGCCAATCTTCGCTCGGAACTTCCGACCGATGAGTGCGCTTTCAATCTGAGCATTGCTTGGCTGCTTGGAGAAGTACTCCTTGGACAGTCCAAGAGCGGCCATCTTGTTGAAGAAGATACCGAGAGCGGTGGCGTTGTCCTTGGTGACAACAAGGTTATCCCAGACTCGCCTCTTGTTGAAGGGACCACCCTGTACTTCGGCGGTGACCTTGAACATTGCCTTTCCGGACTGCGACGTAGTCGCTGAGGCTTCAATGATCACAAGATCATAGTCGCCGTCTGGAAGTGCTTCGTAGCTGGCAACTTCTCCAGCTTCCTTGATGAGATCTCCCCAGTTGAGGCTACTCATGATGCTACCTCTTTCTTAGGTGTTGACTTTACTGCGGTGGATGATTGCTTGGCACCGAAAACAATGTCAAGCATTCGGTCTATTGAAAGGTTTTGCTGCTCTACTACTGACCCGAGACGGCCCTGGACTCGCTCACCGGCCTCGTATTGGTTGTTGCGCTCAACATACATGCGCCTGACCTTATACGGGGGCTGCATCGGATCCGGGTTAACCATCTCCTCAACAGTGAGTGCTCCAAGAATGTCGTAGAAGTACGGAGCCTGGATAGCCAACTGACCTTGAAGGTACGGCTTGTACCTACCGCTCATGTCCTGACGAGCCATTGCCGTCAGTACGACTGCCTCAAGCGGATTGGTCGGATGCATTGTCAGATCGCGGAGGTCGCGGAGAAGACCGCCCATGTGGCGAAGCAACTCGCCCCACTGCTGCATCTTCATCTGCTCATTTCCTGCAATGTTGTCAATGCACTTGACCTGCAACTCCGAGATGGAGTCGATAATCAGGCTCTTGAACTGGTGCTTTCCAGACTGAAGCCACTGATAGGTCTTCAAGACGGTGTCGTATGTGTGAACTACCACAACGCACGTATCCCAAGACCCATCAGCTACTGGAGGCTCATCCCTCAGCGGGTCCCAGTACTTGATGACGATGGGAAGGAATCTATGCCCACCTTCTACATCCAGCATAAGCCTGGGATATGGAGCGGTAACTGCAAAGGTTGACTTTCCAACCTTCGACTCTCCATACACCATGGCTGTCAGAGATCTTTGGATCTCTCCCATTGCCACTTCCTCTCTATTTCTTTTAGTTACTCTGTGCCTTTGCTATCAGAGTTGTAGTAGGAATACGGATCTGTTTCCTCAAACATCTCAGTCAGCGCTTGTTCTGCAGAACTTCCGTCATCGAACATAGTGCAGATTGAGAAGAATTTACACTTCCACTTGCAGTCCCGAGTAGGACTTGGATACGCAACGAGAGAGTGATCTTCGCCCTCATCTAAAGCAGTTCGAACTCGCATGAGGTCTGTAATGGCTCCATGAATTCGATTCCAGAATGATCTGAGGGTGAAGACATTGTGTCTGACTTCGATCTGATCGTAGAAAGGGGGACGAGCATTTGCTGTCCTTTTTACCTTCTTGAGCATAGTGAAAATGCCACCCTCGGAGCGACTTGTCTCATTCTCCTTTGTTGACTCAAGGAGCATGTAAGTCAAAATCTGCTCATTCATCGGAGCCAGATTTGCAAAGTCAGTGAGAGATCCTCCGACAGTCTTGAAGTCGCGAAACATGCGAACACCATCAATCTTGCGACGGACTCGCATGTCTAGCTTTCCTTGAAGCTCTACGTCTCCGTTGAATAGAGGAGCAATGATTGTCTCTTCGGTGGAGACCATCTCTAGCTCTGCATCTATTCCATTCTCTTCCACCCACTCAAGGTAACCCTCAAGCATTACTCTCCCGAGATCTGCTTCAGTGTCCAGCGTACTGGTGTCACGCCAGTCTTCCTCAAGAAGAGCACGGTCGGCCTTCACCAAGTCCGAGTGAGCCTTGAGAAGTGGGACATTATTTGAGTAGTACTCGTCTAGTGCCTTGTGGACCCTTGATCCAAGCGCAAGAGCTCCGGTGTACTCCTTGCTCTTTGGCTGCATGCGTCTGTAGTAAGTAAGCCACCACCTACGACGGCAGTCCTTGAAGGTTTGAATCTCGGAATTAGAAAGCCTTACCGTCATGCTGACACCAACTTTCCACTGCAGAGCCTGCAGTAATTTTTGTGTTCTGTTGAAAGAGCAGACTCAATGTAGCGAGAAGCTCCGCAGGATCTAAATATTAGGCAGGCAAACTCATCGTCATTGAGATTGTCATACTCCACGGTCACTTCTTCTCCTTGTCAGTCTTAAGCAGGGAGAGAAGCTTGTCGCGATCTCTGACTATCTCCTCAAAGTTATCGGACTTCGTTCCGAGTACTTCAATTACTCGTTCCTCAATCGATCCTTCGGTTACGTAGTCTGTGATGATGATCGAATCGTGGATCTCAGATCCGATGCGGTGGACGCGATCCAGAGCCTGCTTGTAGTCAACGAGCGACCACGGACGCTGAAGCATCACGAGACGACGAGCTGCGGTCAGAGTGACACCAACACCACCAGCCTGAGCCGTGAAGAGAATCCATTTTGTTCTTCCACTTTGGAAGTCGTCAATGGCCTGCTGCCTATCGTCCTCTGAGACTGTTCCAGTTATAAGTCCATGAGGTATGCCAGCCTTTGTCATTGCCGAACTTAGTAGGTCAATCAACTGACGAGACACAGCGCACACTGCCACTGAGTCATTCCCGAAGTCTCCGCTCTTGATGTCATCCATCAGAGCATCGACCTTACAGGAGGGCTCTGACAGAACAGCCTTGGACTCCCCTGTAGTTTCGTCTACAACAAGCTCAGCGTATGACGAGGAAAATTGAAGCAATCGCAAGGTCTGCGTGAGAATGCTTGGGGCAGAAAGAACTTCACCAGACTCCAACTCAGCGATCATGTGATCGCGCATGTCGGAGTAAGCCTTCTGCTGCTTTGTTCCCATCTCTATGTCTCGTCGGTCATTGACAACCTCAGGAAGCCAAGGAAGCACCGACTTCTTAAGCATTCTCCTCATGTACGGATTGACGGTGTCGTAGAACTCCTTCTGCATGTGCGGCTTTACGCCGATCACCATCATTCCACCGAAAGCATTGAGCATCGTGTCAATGTAGCGATCAATCCACTTAGTTTTCGTCGGCCAGTCTTCCGGCGAAAGCCAGTGAAGAATGCTCCACAGATCTACTACGTCATTGGCTATAGGCGTTCCTGTGAGAGCGAATCGAATGTCCGCATCTCCTGTTGCAGCCCATAGCGCCCGAGTCTGCTTGCTTTTCGGATCCTTGGATCTGTGAATCTCATCAGCAATAACAGCTTTGAAATCCATCTCGTTTAGTTCTCCTGGATGAACTTCACATCTGTTTGCCGAAACCTTCTCATCCTCACCTCCGCACGGAACGCATCTCTTGAGAGAGATAGATCCGTAGCCAGTAAGACGTGAGTGAGACCTAAGCGACTCCCAGTTGATGATGAATACCTGAGCATCCTCACTAGACAGCTGCTTCTTCCTAGCTGCGGCAGATCCTTTGACTACCTGAGTAACTACACCAGGCCACCACATCTTGAACTCTCGTTCCCAGTTCTTCTTGAGGGTGTTTGGGCAGATAATCAGCGCAGGAAAGACATCGGTTCCGGAATCGTGGAGTGCCTTGAGTGATCGAATTGCCTGTGCGGATTTCCCAAGTCCAGGCTCGTCGGCAAGAAGTGCCCTCTTGGCAGTTGAAAGAAATGCCACCCCCGCACGCTGATGCGGAAAGAGGTCCTCATCTCCGTCGAATGTCTCAAGTTCCCTGAGCTCTAGTGCTGGATTTATGCGAGTTTTCCGGTAGTTATCGGCCCACTGATTAAGATCTGGCTCAATATTCAACTCAGAGTTGAATGTGGAGCGTAAAGCTAAACACGAGGTCCAACTCAGTGGAACTCTCCAGAACCCGTCTTCCCTACTCCATGAAGCCCCTGGAAGGCTCTTGCAGAGCTCCTTCCATCTCCATTCAGCTTCTATCTTGATGTGCTTTCCAGTCTTCGGATCAATATCAACTGATACCGGCATCTGTCCTCCCTTCCTTCCGTCACTGATACTAACACCAAATTTTTAGTTATTCAATTTTTTGTGTAAGTAATTCTACAGGCTTCCATCCGGCCTTGACAAGCCGAAGAAGAGCGTGCCGAATCGCATCATTTGCGTGGCCGTCCCCGCCTTTATGCCATAGATTAAGGACCTTGAGCGCTTCGTTTGGGAACATAGTCTTAGCATTTACTGGTGCTTGAAATGATATATTTTGCTTGTCATATCCGTTGAGATGACATAGATATTTAAGCACTCCGATGTTCTCAAGACTCCAGGGAGCCTGAGAATTTCGTACAGTTTGAGCGTTTATCACAAAAGACTCGCAAGCAACATAAAACTGTGCTACATTAACGTGTTGAATGAGAGCTTTCTGTATCTCTTTGCCGAAGTCGTCTGGCCCAGATTCTAGCGAGTACAGAATAGTTGGCCTAGATTCTGGACCTTCCCAGGAGACTACGGCAATTCCACTTGCTTTTCCTGGATCTACTCCTAGTACAATCACGTCCAGACCACCTTCGCTACTCCAACTCTATTAAGATATCCTTCGCACTTCTTGCAAGGTTGCGAATCTCCAGGAGATCCGTCTGCAAGAACCCGAGCTACGTATACGAGTGCTCCTGGGGCTCTCTTACCGGCGGCAAGAACTGCAGCAACTTCGGCATGAATGTGTGCTTTTCTCCATGCCGTCTTTGGGTCTCCTACCTTTTTGTTCGTTGCCTTTGACACGATTCTTCCGTTACTGACAACGACGCATCCGTGCTGATACCTGCACCTGCTCGTCTTGGCAACTCTTAGAGCTTCTTCCAGGTACTTATTCATCTTTTTATCATTTCCTAAGAGTACTTTTCGCCCCAATTTTCAAATGGACCATCTACTCCAGCGGTTAATGGGACAGACCATCCGTCAGAAGTAGTCATGCACTTCTTGACAATATCCCTCACCTCGTCAACGTCCTCTCTTGGGCACTGCAAAACTATCTCATCGTGGACAGGAACAATCAGCATTTCAGTAAGGTCTGCTTGATCAAGTTTTATGAGGTTTGTCTTGAATACCTCTGCTGCGCTTGACTGCACAAGATAGTTGGTCAGGCTATAAACCCTGTCTTCGTCGCATGGCAAACGCCTTCCAGTCTTCGTGAGGACGTATCCCTGACCTTCAGACTGTAGTCTCCTCATGCCAGCATCTTCAACCTTCTTCTGAAGCATCTTTACTCCAGGATAAGAACGGTCGAAGGCATCTACTACCTCCCTCATCTGCCCTTCTGGGACACCTGCGGTGAGGGCCATCTTAGGAACACCTGCTCCGTACAGTTTTCCGTAGACAACGCCCTTGACGAGCTTCCTCCGTGGATCAGACTTCTTCAACGTTTGATCCTGATATATGTCGCGCATGATTTCAGTGAAAGCGTCCCCACCCTCCTCATCCGCCTTACGGAATAGGTTGATCAACTGAGGGTCCTCGCTCATCGCGGCAGTGAGCCTAAACTCAACCTGATCCAAGTCAGAGGACAAGATCACATGATTCTCGTCCTTAGGAATGAAGGCCCGACGAACTGTGGCCTCTCCCGATGGAAGGGTTTGAAGCGCTGGGTCGGTGATTGACATGCGACCAGTCCTAGCACCAAGGGTCTTTATGGACGGATGCAGAAATCCGTCGATCTCCTTGTCGATGAAGTTCTGGAAGTACGTGTTCGCCAATTTGTCGGCTTTTCGCTGTGCCAGCACCGTATCAGCAAGATGCCGAACTTCATCGTTTCCTTCAATGGTCAACCTCTTGAGCTGATCTGCGCTAGCTGACTTCTGCCCAGACGGAGTGAACTCAGTAATAACTCCACCAAGCTCTTCGATGAGCCTGACAAGCTGAACGTTGCTTGTGATCTTGTAGCCATATTTGTTATATGCCCAGAGCTTTACTTTTTCCGTGTACTCAATGAGCTCATCTCTTTTTTGCCTTGAGTATTCGAGATCGACTTTTGCTCCGTTGATCTCCATCCTCGTGACAATTTTTCTAGTGCCCATCTCAATTTCGTAGGCTTCGTTATACGGCTTTCCTGGTCCGCACTTTTCGTAGAACTGCTCCCACAGACGAAGGGTAATCACCGGATCAAGTGCTCCGTATGCCCAGTACGGCTCAAATTCAATTGGAACCGTCCCCCATGTCCAGCCGTTTTTGGCCAGCGATGAGCTGAGGGTGTCCTGAAGATTTGCACTGTGGGAGTCCACATAGACACTAGCTAGTCTTTTCAGAGCGCCAGAGCCGAGAGGATCAATGAGGTGCGCCATGATCATGGTGTCATGAGCGCGATGCCACGGAATTCTCCAACGAGAACGTATCTCAAACCATCTGGCCTCGAAAGCTATGTTGTGACAGACGATATGACCGTCAAACTTGTCCATTGCCTCGTAGAAGACACCTGACCACTCCTCCCACGGGATGGCCCAGCCCTGCATTGAATCCCCGACTTGAACAAGACGCAGAGTTCCATGCCACGGAGATAGTGCGTCTTCTCGCTGCCTGCCAGGAAGTTCGCCAGTCTCAGTGTCAATGGCAATAGCGTTATTTGGTCGTCGCTCGCCAAGCCAGGTAATGAAGTCTGCAGCAGTCTGAGAATTGTTCACCAGATGCAGCTTTACGTCTGAAAGACCGTTGTTCATCGCTCGTCTCTTTGTATTGATCGTGGGCTTACAGGGATATCAAGGTATCATTTCTACCCGATAGATACCATCAATCTTTGCATCGTTTTCCGATGCCATCTCAAGGAGTCTCTGAGCTACGTTAGTCAGGTATCTTGCTCCACCGTTGTCGTATTTATATAGAGCTTCTAATACGGCTTCTGGGTCCTCGGATACTTGAGCCCAGTATCGGTATTTCTCAGGAAAGACAATCGGAGCTTGAAGAGACGGCTTGCATTCATCACACGGTATTGAGTCTTCTAAAACCTTATCAGTTGAGCATTCAATTAGTCCGTATCTCTTCACTAGAGGGCATGCTGCAGCATGGTAGACCAGCGATACCCCAGTGCGAGAAAGCACGTATGACCCGCTTTCGGTTTTATAGAGAGAGAACTCTATCCAGCGAGTAGCTCCCTTCCTCCAAGAAGACGACTCTCCGAGCATAGATCCACTAAATTTAAGAATTCTTGAACCATCTACAACTTCATACATAGTCATCTCTCTGTTATTCAACGTATGTGTTTGGCTACGCAGGAACTTTCTCTCTTCTTGATAAAAAGTACCACCACTCATTTATTCTTGAGTTGAGCATGTCGATTTCATACCATCCAACAACCGGCCATCCATTAGATGGATAGCTTCCTAGGGGAGTTATTGAAAGAGTCCCAAATAGAGAAGCCATGTAACTCGTCAAATTTTCTATATGCTGCCATATAATATCGTCAGATATTTTTTCTAACTCGTCCGTGTTCTGTAGAGGAACTGAAGTAAGAATGTAGTTGTCTACATTGCCATCTAAATCAATTACTTTGTAAATCTTCGGTTCCGAGGTGCCGTCATTTGCTGCCTCATAAAAAATTTCAGCCATTGTCCATCACTTCCTTTTTCATTTCAGAGATAGTTTTTTCTAGTGCTTCTATACGATTCTGCTGTTCCTTGACTAGCTCAAGGGTCAGCACTCCTATCAGCGAATAGTTTATACGATTAGGCTGCCCATCTGAGTTGTACGCCAGAGGCTCTTCTAGGCCCACTTCTTCAAAATCCTCAGCAATATATCCGTATTCCCATTCGGCGTTTCTGGTTAAGTCTTTGTATGCATTTAAATACTTGAATCTAACTAAAGTAGTTTTTAGTAGCTTAGAAGTATCAAATTCATAGGTTGATATGTCTTTTTTAATAGTTCTAGTTGATCCAGCAAAGAAGTCATGGCTGTGTACTTGTATTGTTGTTTGGTTTGGTGGTTGCCCTGTGGTAATGCTATATGTTGGGTGAGCACTGGCACCAGTTGTTCCTGAGTGATTATGCGAAGTTCTAGCGTACCTAAGATCAAGAACGCTGTAGTTTACGCCAACAGTAGGAGAGCCATCAGTCCCCCCTACGGTAATAGCGGTGCCCGCTGTTATTGAAGATATAACGGAAAAATTTATCTTTGCTCTAGTAACTTCTCCGTCGCCAATTTTTGAAGTTGTCACAGCGCCATTGGCCAGCTTTGCGTTCGTGACGTTTCCGTTTATAAGTTCAATATCACCAACTGAGTTGGCAGCCATTTTCTGTCTAGTGATATTTGCAAAGTCAATGTTGAAGGTTCTTACCTGACCCTGGCCGATATTGTCTGTCGAAACCTGACCAGCTCCGATCTTCGAAGTGGTAACAGCGGCAAATGCCAGCTTAGCTGTTGTGATAGCTCCGTCACTGATTCTGTCAGTAGTTACTGCAGACCCAGCAATCTTTGCTGTAGTGACATTCCCATCGGCAATCTTTGCTGTAGTGACTGCTGAGTTGGCTATTTTTGCTGTGGTTACTGCTGAGTCAGCTATCTTTGCTGTAGTAACTGCGGAATCTTGAATCTTGTCAGCAGTAACAGCAGAGCTGGCTATGGTTCCTGTAGTGACATTTCCTGGGGTAATATTGTCGGTGGTAACTGAGTTAGTAGACAGATTCCTATTTGTGACTTCGTCAGTGCCTATCAGTCCATTCTTTATAGACAAATTTTCTATCTGATCAGTGCTTATAGTTTTAGGTCTAATGTTAGTTCTAGTTACAACTTGAGATGCTAGTCTTGTATAAGACGGTCTTGACTCAAGTAACTGCAGACGACGTTGTGTATCTGTCAAGTTTCCAATTAGGCTATTTCTCCTAGCCATCCTTCTAGTTGCCACGTTGATCGACCTTCCAATCTGGGACGAGAGTCAGCTCAACCACCTCGGGCATTGACGGAGCATCTGGAACTGTGACTTTGTAAGATACAATTTTTCTAATAATTATGTCGTCACGCGGCTCTTGGTCGCTGGCTAATCTGCTTTTTACAAAATCATCGTTGATGATAATAGAACACCAGTCTCCTGGATTATACGAACCTACAGATGGTTGCAGAGTTCCATTTATTGTGAGCTTATATTCTGCAATAGGAGGACGAGACTCGTATAGATAGTCACTTGCATATTGATAAAGAGTAAATTCATCAGAAACATCGTTAAGAACTTCTAGCTGATCTAGGAGAGGCCAATCTCTTCCGGAATTGTTGTTAAGCATGTCTTTTGCAGAAGCAGCTGCGTACGGTTTACTAGCGTCTTGACCTAGATCCGGAATGTTTCCTTGCGTAAAAAATCTGGTAGCACTGTCCTCAGCGTTTTCTGATATCTCAAACGTACTTATATTTCCTGGATATTCAAACACAAGATTTTGAGCGCCAAGCTCAGTAACGGCATATATACTTCCATCTTCAGGGACAGAGGCTGGCGTTGAGCTCAGTAAAACAAAAGTTCGAGTAAAAGAAGCGGTAGTAAAGTCGTAATCGCAGTCAATTCTGTAATCGAATCCGTCTATATTCGTAGAATATTGCTCTAGAATTTCTCCAGCAGTTTTATTCTGGTACCCACGAAAAATCTGAGTATCTTGATATAAGCCGCTTTTCGAGTTGTCGCTAAATACAATTCCTATGTCTGAGTTAGAAGTAAAACTTCCATACTCTCCATATAGAACCTTGCTGCCTAGCGAAGCTGTTCCTCCATAAGATGGTCCTCGTGGAATATTAAGAATTCCTCCGGACTGATAAGCAAAAGCAGTACTGTCTATAATCCTACTTATGGTTTGACGACCATTGAATGAAGTATCCAATTGACCAGAAAAAAATCCATCAACTCCATCAATAATTACCGTCTGCCCGACGGTCGCCCCGTGTGGTACATCAGTGGTGATAATTGCTTCGCTTGGAGTGGGGTATTGCTCAACGCTTATTAATTCTCTAAAAGCTATATTAAGGAATCTTACTCCAGACAAAGAAGTTTGGCTTACGTTTGATCCAGGAGACTCATATGTAAATGTGTACTCGTCTGGTATGTCTGTTACAACGTGAAATCCATCAAAATCTGATCCGACCTCTACTACCTCAATTTCTTGACCAACCACAATACCGTGCGGCTCGAAGGTCTTTAGTCGTGCTATTCCCTCAATTTTAGACTTTTGAATTACAGACGCTTGCTCTTCTCTAGCTGGCTTAATTTCTTCGTTAGCAAAATTAAGTCCCTGTAGGTCTAATGATATTTCTTTTACAATGCTGCGAGCAAAGTCGTATGTGTCTACTAGACTTCTACAAGCACCACTTGTATTTTGAGTAGTAGAGATATTCCCTGAAGAAGATACGTACTGAAATGTGGTTGAGTTTGGAACATTTGTAATCTTATATGTTCCGTCAATAGCAGGATTTGTGAAGGTGATACGAACCATATCTCCTACACCAAATCCGTGAGACTCTTGAGTAGTGATAGTTGCTACTGAATTACTAATTTCATAAGTATTTATCCCGATAAATTCTGAGCCGTATACGATGGTCTGCCAGATGTTTCGATGATAAAAGTAACTTATGAACTCTGAACCACTGACACTTAATGTTCTGTCTTTAACGTTGTAGTTTCTGGACCATATGATTCCACCCCAGATGACTTTATTATTTCTTGTTATATATAGCCCAGTTCTCCCCGGCATTGTGGCTTCATATAGGTCAAGACCTTTTGTTTCTGGTATGAAGGGAATATTGCCAGAAAAGCTTCCGGCACGACGATTAGCTCTTTCAAAACTTACGCCTTTGAATGGAATTTCAGCTATAAGTTCATTGCTTAGGAGATCGGTAAGAAAATATCTATATATTACTGATGTCTCATTCATTAATGTCTCTTTCTCTCTAGATTTTCTAGGTTAGCCAACCAGATCTGTAAAACACTCTAATTGCTGATTCACTGACGCTAGATCCAGAGTCTTCAAACTCAATAACATTTTCTCCCGGCTGAAGTGTTATAAAGTCTGCAAGAACATCTATTTTTCCTCGTGCTCCTACTGTTTCTCCGTTGAATGCCACTTCTCGGTTATAGGTGTCAATTTCTAGGACATCTGCGTCAACTTTTGCAGTTGCCTTTGATTCATTAGCGCTAAGTCCAGGTGTAAATATGGTCTCGTTTTTCTTCACTGCCACACCTACGGCTTCAACACGGCTAATAGTTGTAGACACAGATGCAGTTCCAGGAGTTACGGCAAATGCAAGATCTCCACCAGAAGTGGCAGTAGCTCCTGTAGGAGTTTCTTGCGATACTGATCCATTCACGGAAGCGAATCCAGTGTATATAATTGCGCCGTCTCCAGCTGATCCACCCGAGAGATTTGCTGCAGTCTGACTAAACCTGATTTGAGTGTTACTTGGGACAGCGGTGATTGTCTTGGCTCCGTTGGTGATCCCATCTACTTTGTATGTATTAATAACGTCGCCTACAGCAAATCCATGAGGATTAGACAGAGATAGTGTTGCAACATTAGCGTCTATAGACCTCTGAGACACAGAAAAATATGTCTCAACTGCAGGAATGTTTGTTCCACTTGATTTTGTGTAGCTAAATGTATTGTCGGTGACAGCTGTAATTACGTAAGTTCCGTTAAAAGTAGATTTTAGTCCAGAAACAGTAACTGTCTCACCTACGTTGAATCCGTGAGAAGTTCTAGTAGCGAGTGTGGCAACACTTCCAATTAGCGAGTTACTCGTAATCATGAGTCTGCTTCCATTAGCGAAGCAGTTGGACACTGTAGTTGGGATTATGGTTGAAGGTACTATGCCGTATGAAAAAGTGGTAGAGCTAGGAACTTCAGTGATTACAAAAGATCCGTCAAATGGTATACCTACTCCCGACACAACTACTGTCTCATTTACAGCCAATCCATGAGGAGTAGAAGTGGTTAGAGTGGCAGTTCCTCCTGCTCCCGACTTTACGATAATTGGGACACGATTAGATCTGACTTTGAGAAAAGTAAAAGTACTTGAGCTAGGCACAGAATTTACAAGGTAGGAGCCATTATAAGTACCTGATGCTCCGGAAATAGATATTGATTCTCCGACAACGAATCCGTGACTAGCAGCAGTAGTTATAGTGGCCACTAAGTTCGTCATGCTAGTTGCGGATATGGCTCTTTGAATATTTCTTAGTTTTGCGTAGCTAAACTGCAGTCCATCATTTGATATTGATGTGATCGTGTAGCTACCGTTGTAATTAACATCATTTACACCAGCAATTGTCACAGTCTCACCTACGACAAAATTGTGAGGAGCTGTAGTAGTTATAGTTGCAACATTTGCGACAATTTTTGATCCCGAAATTGTAGCCGCAGGAACTCTTGTTTTTGCGTATGTAAATTTGTTTGTTGATGGGACACCAGTGACTGTGTAGTTCCCATTGAATATGGGATCAACATCAGTTATGAATACAGTATCTCCCACTGAAAGACCGTGAGTACTCAATGTTTCTATGGTAGCAACAGAGTTGAGAAGTTGTTTAAAAACTACCTGACTAACTATAGAAACGGGAGTAAGTGGACTATAAGTAAAAGACAGAGGAGTTGGTATTGATTGGATTGTGAAGACTCCGTTGAATTGACTCTCCGGGACTCCAGACACCGACACACTGTCCCCTATGGAGAAGTTGTGGATGTTGGATGAATAGATCGTGGCTATGTCCACAAGAGATGCCTCATCGAACTTCATTTGACGAGCTTCCAAGAACGTTTGTTTGGTCCCTAGAAGAGTGTCTGTTATCAGAATAAGTTCGTTAGAAGTTCTATTAAAAATTTTAGCTGGACCTTTTAGAGGACCAAAGACTTCAAAAATAACTGGAACTGGATAGTTTCCAATATTAGTAATGATCTTTTCCCCGGAACCAGAGATATTTATGTTCTTAGCTGAGAACTCTTCAATAAAATATCCCTCAGGGTCAGCGTCATTCCACTCGTACTTAATTGGATCTACAGCTCTGAGTCCTATAGAAAAATCTGTTCTTCCTCTGGCATTTACAGTAGACATGGTGACTGGACCGGTTACACGGACCCAGGAGGCTCTAATTGGATTAGAGCCAGTCTTCAGCCAGCCTCCCTTATAGACAAGATTAATCGATTCGGTAAGCCTATCGCGAGCAGCTTCTACGAGAGAGGGATCGGAAGTAAGGATAGATCCATTTAGAACTAGACTTCTTGCTTTGTATCTTCCTTTTACATCGTATGACCCGTCTCCGTATCCACGAGGAATATCCGGGACTTCAGGTTCTGGGACACTCCACCAGCCTTCAATATCAGTTACAACCCACACAACACCAAACTCATCAATGGTATTGAGTAGAAATCCATTGATACTGATATCTCTGGCAAGCTTCATTCCAGTTAGGTGAGGAAGCGGAAGAGGCTTCAGAGACCCACGAGTTTTTGTGAATTCGTAGTCTTGACTGTAAAAGCTTTCAGTTGTCATTAGATCGCACCCTTACGCATTTGAAAGGCAAGTTCTCTGGATACAAGCTTTGCCAGCTCAACCTCATCCATTCCTGGAGACGGATTTACTGTGACATAAACATCTCCCCCCAGACCAAAGTTATTCGGCAGCGGACCATTTCCTGGAGTCTTACTCAGTGGAATGATTGCTTCTGGACCAGCTTCACCAACAAGAGTATAGGTAGGACGATTGACTATACCGCCTTCTGCAGCCACAACTGTAGGAGGAACAACAACTTCTCTGATAATTCTCTTTACGTCAATAACTACGTCGAATTTATCCTGACTGAGTTTTATTTTTAGCTTTACTGTTCTTGCAAGTTTTCTAGCAAGTGCGCTGATGGCTTTATTTAGTGTGCTGTCTTCTCCCTGTTCTCTAGCAAATATTGCTTCAATGCCTTTTACTTCTCCCTCGGCAGCATCAGTTCCAGACTTGAAGAATGCGTTGTATCCCTCAGCTGCTAGCTCTTCTGTTAGTGCATTTAATTCATTTTGAATGCTAGTGTCCAGAGAAAGAAGCTCAGTTCCCCCATCAAGAATTGCTTGAGCTAGCTCGGTTCCTCCGTCTACTCCCTGTGCAATAACTTGATCAATTACATCTCGCGAGTAGTTAGCACTGATAAGAGCCTTTAGTTTTGCTCTAAACTGCCTAGTTTTTTCTAACTGCTCATTAATAATTGTAGTAAGACTCTTAGTACTGCCGTCTTCTGCTTTCTGCAAAGACTGCTGATATGCGGAGTCAAAGCTAACTCCACCCATGATTGCGGAAGAGATCGACGACTTAAAGTTTGCAAAGTCTTGCTTCCATTGACTAAAATTGGCTCTTGCTCCATCTAAAGCTGAAATAAGATCAGTCTTAAGTACTTCGCTTAGCTCAGTCAATCTAGATGAGGCATTTGCTATCTGCTTGTCAGACAGAGCTCCCTCTGGTCCGATAAACTTTTTCCTGAAATCAACAAGCTTTGCAGATGTGTTAGCTAATGCGGACTCTGCTTTCTTTAAGAAGTCTCCAGTCACTAATGGACTGCTCTCTACCTCCGGAGGATTAAGAGCATCTCTAAGCCCCTGAGAGAAATCTTTAGATAATTGCCCGAGTGTTCCAAGAGTTCCTATGTAGTTGTCATAGATGGTTTTTATCTCTGCGCCAAAGTCCTGAAGCTTCTTTCCCCCACCCTTAATCATCTTGTCGATGACTGTTTCAAAAGCCTTTGCTGGCTTATCGGAATTTTCTGTTATTCCTAGAACAAAACCAAGAACGGTATTTTCACCATTCTCACGCATCACCTTTGATGGCGATTCAATTTTTAGTTCAGCTTGTAGACCGCTATTTGATATTCTTCCCAGATATACACCTGCATCGTAAGCTTCCTTTGCTCTAGCTCTTAGACCATCAATAAATCCTTGACCTGCTAAGGCTCCAGTCTTTCTGAAATCTGCTTTGGCTTTTTCTCCTGCAGTCTGAACTCCAGAAAGAATTGTCTTGGCCTGTTCTGGAGTTGCCTTGAGCTCTTTTAGATATGCATCTACGTCTTCTGGCTTGAATTTAGCCTTGATTAGCTTCTTTCTAACTTCCTCCATCCCCTTGCCGAATTCTACGGCAGCCGCAGCAGGGCTTAATCCAAGACCTTTTACCCTGGCAATTTGGTCTTCTACTAAGCCGATAATAATTTCTTTGTTTGCATCTGCCTTTGCGGTAGTGCCTAGAATTGCATCCCCGTTTTCTTTCACCGCTGCTGTCAGATCTCTATAAGCGGCACGGAGCTTAATTTGAGCTCTTTGACCGCTCATTGTCTTTCCAATTGAGTCAAGAGCGTCTTCTAGGGCTTTAAGCTCTGCCTCCATCTCAGCGGCTGCAAGCTCATTGTTATACAGCCATTTTTCATGTGATGTAAGAGATTTGATATTTTTATCGAATTCAGCTGTCAGTTCTTCTACAGATTTTTTAGCTTCTTCTTGGGCAACTGCAAGGTCTTTTTCTGCTTGAAGCTGCAGAGCAATTTTTTTGGATGCTTCGTCTCTAGTTTCACCTTGATTTTCTATAGCACTACTAAGATTATTTAGAAGATTACTATTATCTATACCTGATTGAGTATTTCTATCCTGAGCTATTGTGGCTGCGTCAATTTTTGCTTGAACTGCATCAAGAGCTTCTCCCCCTTCAGCAAGAGCTACGGCAAGGTCACCAATAGTCAGACCAGTAAGCTCAGTGATGGTCTGCCACTCGTACAATTCGGTGATGTCTTCAGAAAGTTTCTTGGTGTAGAATGCAGCCGCTGCCTCGTTCATTGCGTTGCGATTATCAAGCATTGCTGAGGTTAAGTCGTCTACTGCAGCCTGAGCATTTTGATTAGACATCCAGAAAGCGCCGAGAGCTGTGGTTATGGCAGTTAGAGCAAGCATCCATGGATTGCTAACGCTGAGAGCAGTTAGAGCAATTTTGAACTTATTTACAGCACCAGTTCCCATTAGAAAAGCAAGCTGCACTTTTCTCACGTTAAGTTCAAGACCAAGCATTGCCAGAATTGCTTTACCCATAAATGCAAGAGAGCCAAGTATGGCTTTTCCGAAAAACGCAAACAGTCTAGTAAGAAGAGATAGAGCGGATGCTATCGCTAAAATAGGAGTAACGTATCCCAAAATTTTTGCAACAATTTCATTACTAAATATACTTTCGAATAATTGACCTACGGTCAACAGTACTTTGTAGAACGTCTCTAGCGCTCCTATGTCGGAAAATGCAGCAAGAATATTTGCAACTTGCGTGAATAATTGTGCGAAAGACGGACCAGCTGAATTTAAAGTATCTATTATTTTTTGTATTGCTGGTCCTGCTTCTCTTATGTTTTTGACAAATAGTCCAGTAGTCTCGTCGTCAGCAAGTTTTAAAAATGCTTTTGCAATACTAGTAAGAAGTTTGAGAACTTCAATGGCATTTTTTGAGGCATCCAAAAAGTACTGTTTTAGACTGCCATCTGCATTCATTTGGCCAGTAAAGTCTTTGAATTTCTTGGTAGCAGCCTCAAATGTGTCTAAGAGAAGCTGACCCCCACTCCCTGGGCCAACAGAGGCATCAAACATATTTTTAAGAGCGCCGCCGATATTCTTAAAAATCGTCCCTAGTTGAGCAGCAGTTTTTCCAGCTGACCCAAACATTGTCGTAAGTTGGCCTGTTGCTTCCTTCACTTGAAGACTGATCCGGGCAGACTCAGCTAGTCTTTCTATCCAAGAACCAAATTTATCAATTAGAGGACTAGCAGCAGAAAGAAGAACGAGAAAACTTGTATACAGCTCCTCAACTACAACTCCAATTTGACGAAGAAGCCTGTCTCCAGTTTTCCAGACATCCCACAGTCTCTTCAGGTTTGATGCTTGAGTAATAGTGTTAGCGAGCCCTATTGCTATATCACCGAGTACGCCGCCAGTCGCCTTGAGAAGAGGATTAAGAACAGGAAATAGTCGATCAACAAGTTTTTGTAGAGCAATTTCAAGTTTTGGAAAAAGTTCTTGTCCTGCAGAGTCTCTAAGTTTTTTAAACTCTGGCTGGATTTTTAGAAGATATTTAACAAAATCCTGTGCTTCTTTGGACAATTTTGACATGGCCTGAGCAAATGCATCAGAACCTCCACCGCCCCCTGCAAATGTCTTTTTTCTTGCTTCCATTAAATTTTTCAAAGCATCGTTAAGATCGTCTACTGCTTCCCTCTGTCTTTCGGCATTTTCTCTTTCTACTTCGGCTATATTTCTTGCAGCTTTTGCTGCATCATTTCTAGCTCTTGTTACTTCTTTCTGTGCCTCTACAACTCCTCTAAGAGCATCTTCTTCAGATCTTCTTGCTTGTCTTAGTGCATCTTGTGCAGCAATTACTTTCTTAGAACCATCAACTCCTGCTTTTGTGGCAGCAGCCTCTTCTTTCTTTAAATCAGCATTCTTGTCAATAGCACGACGCAAGTTGAGATCTGCTTCAGCAAATGATAGTTCTGCTTCTCTTCGAGCACGGGAGTTAGGCGGAAGATCTTGAACTCTCTGCAAGGCATCGCGAGATTTTTCAAATTCTAGACGAGCCTTTTTCTCCCCCAAGGAGGCTGCCTCTGACTCAAATCTGAGCTGTTGAAGGTCTTCTATAGCTTCTTTGCGAGCTTCACTGAGTTCTTGAACTGCTTTACGAGTAGCTATCTGGGCATCAGCATAGTCCCGATCAGCTCTACTGGCATTGAATACAGCGTCTGCAACATTTTCGTTTGCCTGGGCTAGTTGTTCTTGAGCCTCAATTCTTCTTTGAACATTTTCCCTAATAATCTGAGTAAGTCTTTTTCGAGCTTGAGCAACAGCGTCTGCTGCTGCCTTAATCTGCTTTGCATTGTCAAGCGCTTGACGACCTGCGCTTCCTCCTCCACCACCTTTAGCCTTTAGACCTGCAGAGAATGCTGCCCCAACTCCACTAAACGCAAGTTTTAACGTTATAGCTGCTTGAGCAATAGAAGTAAAAATTGAAGGCAAGACAATCAATGAAGGAGCAGCCGACAGAGCTGCTGAAGATAGAGCAAATAGTCCAGATACGAGAGAGCTAATTGCCCCCACAACTCCTACGATGGCTGGACCCACAATATTGCTAATGGCAATCATATTTTGCAGAGCTAATCTTGCTCTAGCTGCTTCTGCCATTAACTTGTCGGAGAAAAAGCTGGCAGAGCTTCCACCACCACCTCTTCCACGAGAGAATCCTCTATTGAACTGCTCTCGTACCTGTCTTCCAGAGTTTTCAGCAACAGAGCCTGCCGAATTAAATGACCTTTGTATGTCATCTCTGACGGAGTCGGTGACAGCATGAACTTTTATATAAGCATCACCTACGATAGCCATGAACTGTCACCTCCTCTCGTCTATCCGCCTATTGGTCCGTCGATCAGACGACCGAACGGTTGAGGCGAGTTTTCATTAAATTCTGTTGCTGGAATATAAGGTTTATGCGTCTTCTGAATTGGTGGCTCACTTGGATCGAATGGAACTATTATCTCATCTGTTTGAAACCCTTCTTTTTCTATATCAGAAGGTATATAGGTTCCGTCTGCATAAAAATCTTTATCAGCGTCTGATGAAGATGATCTGCTACTGGAAACTCCATATTGATATTTTCTATCGTAGAAAATTCTGTATATCGTTTCTCTAGTCTTGGACTTTGATTCGATCTCGGCTGCCGAACCAACGAACATGTCCTCTTCCAGCATGAAATGAATGACATCAAGCATGTCATCACACTCCATCGACGCTAAGTTGAGTCCGCTCATCAGTGCCTTACCATTCACATACGGCCAGATGTCTACTGCCCATTCGAGGAGTCCTCTGGCTGCTGTGTAGGGCGGTTGGAGTACTCTCCTACCAACCAAGAAGTGATTTCTCCTAGAGTTTCAACAGTTACAACCTTTTCTGGGTCTTCTATAAGAGTCTGAAAACGCTCATAACTTTCCGGCTTTAGCGTCTTCTCAAAAAATCCAAGAACGCTGTCTGCCATATTAGAAGTGTCGTCTGACGTTGACTTTGATACCATCTCAAGCAAAACTTTCCCCTGCAATGCTGGATAGCACTCAAACTCTTCATTGTGAAGCTTGAATTTAAGTGGAATGTTGTTTACCTTTGATCCCTTGCCAAAATCTTTGAATCTAGTTGTCATCAGTTTTCCTTCATGTGTCATTGACCCGATTTGAGTCATTACTAATTATTTATTAATCTAAGGTTATCAGTAAGGTACTTATTTGCTTTTGTTCCTGGATGTCTTACTAGATGTGCATAGGTGAGCACCCCTCTTCTTACAAATCTTAAAACAGTTGCTCTTTTTGGAGTAATTAAATGTGGCTTGGTCCCTTCGTGATGCATAAGTGCATATGGAAGAGGGGATCCAATTTTTATATACTGACCGCGAGAATCCCTAAGATGTCTCATATGGATCGAAGCTCTTAGAGCTCCAGTTCTGACTCCTACTTGACCTTTAGCTGCAGCCTCAATAAGTCTGCCTCTACTGGCTAGATACCTACCTACTTCTCCTCTAGGAGAATTTAAGTAGTAATCCATGGCGGGCTCTCGAAAAATTACACGAGTCATTATGGGATCGCAGCCGTGAGTGTCATAGTAGTGGTTTGAAATCCCCCTTCAGGGGACTCCGTTTCCACAGTAGCGATAATTCCTAGCCCTGGCCCAGAAGTTCCCCACGGATCTAAAGAAGCTGCTCCCTCAAGCAAACACCAAGCGTCATATCCAACTAACTGAGAAAAATGTTGAATGGACTCAGCAGAAGGTGGACGACCGCTAGGACCTACAACAGGAACTTGCCTGGAAACTTTTACATGAACTGTAGCGCTTCTTGGATCGCGACAGCGTCTTGGCTCGTTGGCTTCGTCTCCAGGAGATCCAATATATGCTTGGATAAAAGAAACAACTAGCTGTTCGCAGTCAACTGCAGGAGTTCCTAGTGTCCAGTACCTACGGCTGGGCAAAGGCATCAAAAAAGAGTTGTAGACATTCTCTACTCTATCCAAAATTTCTTGAAGAAATTCGGTAAGAGCTTTTGCATCAGACGATATTATAGATAGATCAATATCGTTCGCCATGGCACTTCTCTCTCATCGCTACGCCGTATAAATTGGCAAGACTCGCTCGCCAAGCTGAAGGATAACATTGCTTGACACAAGGTTGATTACTTCGTCTATGGATGGATTGCCGAGAGCCGGTCTAGTGGCAAAAAGATCCATTACTCCAGGGTCTCTTGATCCTATTATTGAGACTATGTCAGAGTAGTTAGCCGATACTCGTATTGTCTGGTCAACTGTGTCTAGTACGGTCGAATTGGCTACAGTCTGAGTCTTCTCATTTGCCCAGTCTGATACGACAAGACTCAGCACCCACGATGTGTCGCTAAGAAGGAATTCTCCTCCGATTTCATCTAGGTAAAGGAGAACTGCTCCACCATCTGTCGTCACATACAAATCGAACGAAGACAGTGGAATTGCTGGACTCTTGGCAGATATACGCCTAGCCCTGTTTGTATCAGGAGAGAAGACTCTTGCTCTCGCTCGTGCCTTGTCTGGATTTGCTGTCTTTAGGAACATGTCAACGGCATAGATGCCAGTACGCATATTCTCTAGAAAGTCTTGATTGTCAAGAATGGTGTAGCTGACTCCCTGCCTGCTAATGCTCGTTACCCTTTGGGGGAGCGCACAGGTGTCGTCGCCTTCATACATTTTAACTAGCTCGGTGGCAAGCAGCTTTGCTGCAGCTCTCCCAGCTGATGGGGGTGGAGTTCCGTATGTATATGTCACTTCGACATTGAACGGATTCCAGTTAGCATTCGGAGCGCCGTAGATTGTTGAGTGATCAGCAAGGTAGTACTTCTTTGGGTCTACTACATTACCGTCTCTGTCTCGAACGGTATGAATCTTTATTACTTTTCTACCGCGAAGTCGTACTCTTGAGCGAGATGAAGTTCCGTCACCAAGATAATCATTTCCGTAGACTCTTAAATCTCGTCCTACGGGAAGATTTTGGACATTCCCTTCAATAAGGGTTGGAAGGTACTTATATCCAGATCCGGCTGTTCTGAAATACGGATCAAACTGGGAGACATATCGCTCAGTTACAGTGGTAATCCCACTGTATTTTCTTCCAGACATTGCCCAAAGAAGGTAAGAAGCAGTCTTGCATGCGTCGTATGCATAGTCAGACTCTGCGTAGTCACCAAGACTCTCTACAGTTGTCCACAGATTGCTCACGTCTTACCTCACTAATCAAGAGGGGCGAGTAGCGTCCAAGTCAATGAAGACTAGAACGCTCCTCGCCCCACTCGGTGGTTATGCGGTTGGATCGACCGCCGAATTGATGATGAAGTCAATCGGCTGATCGGCGTTGTAATCCTCGTTGCCAGGAACGTTGAACGCTGTGTCGGATGCTCCAGCAATTGATGTCACAGCGGCGTAGCCCTTCTGACGAACAGCTGTTCCTACTGGGCTGACAGCAGTAGATGTAACATCAGTAGCGTTCTTTGAGTAGCGGAACTGTGTTGTTGACGGAACCGCTGTGATTGTGTACGTACCATTGAAGGTCGAATCAACACCAGCGACCACCACGGTCTGGCCGACGGAGAATCCGTGAGCAGATGTTGTGGTTAGAGTTGCAATGTTAGATGTCAGGGACTTGTTGTTCACGCTGGCAGCAAGATCCTTGTGCCATGTGTAGAAGCCCTTGAGACCTGTTGGTGCCCACGAAGAGCGAGCGTATGAGTACGAGCGCTCGGTGGCAACTGGCCACTCCCAACGTCCGTCTAGTCCAGTGTCGAACGTAACGTTTCCAAGGCCGTAGCCCTCGAACGTTGTCGCAAGCATTCCGTTCTCAATCACGCGGTCACCGGACTGACGTAGACGGCAGTAGGGGAAGACCCAGTGGAAGTAGGGAAGTGTTGATGCGCGGCGTCCATCCTTGACGGCGAAGGACCAAACCTCAAGAGCAACGCCATTTCCTGTGGGATCATCACCAACTGAAGGTGCTGACCAACCGATGCTCTTATTGTCTGGTGATGCAAACGTACCGAAGTTCTTGCGAAGAAGCAGACCTCCTGAAATGAGCGCTGTTAGCTCTGAGTCTGGCTCACAGATGGCAAGCTCCATCGTGATCCGCTTCATGGTGTCGGGAGCCTTATAAGACACGCACACTGTGCCGTCCGCAGACTTCTCAACGATTTCGTCACCCTCCTCATATTCGGGGGTGAAAGATGCACGCATAAACGCCGAAGTGGTGTAGCTGTCCCCTGCGGAGTTCAGCAGGTTTCCAGCGGCGTCCAGTCTTGTGACTCGGATCGCCACACCTTGGACGCTCGCCGCGTAGTCCTGTGTGGGCATTTCTATCTCCTATAACTTTAATGTCGCTAATTTATGAAGTTGGTAGAGTCACTCTGACTGTATAGTGAATGCTTGGATCAAATGTGACTGCAGCTGGCCTGTAAGCCTTGATCCGCATATCGTTAATAGTAGCATCAACTCCTTGAGCCAAGTTATCGTTGATAACTTCTATCTTTCCAAGATGAACGTCTACGCGACCTGTTGCGTACATCCACTTGTTTGTGGCACTGGCTGCTGCTCCGGTGGCTCCGATAGGTCCTTTTCCAGAGAATCCAGATCCAATAACAACTCTTGTGCCAAGACGTGTTATTAGGTGTGGTCCAGTTTCGTTTGTTTCCTTGTGGAGAATGCTTGATCCTAGGTACGACGCAACATCTCTTGTCATGTGAATGAGTGCGTTCTCTCCCGTTGGTGAGTTGGAGATAGACTGCTCAAGATACATAAGGGCAATATCAGGAGGATAAGCTCCGCTTGCCGCTTCGGTTGCAGCGCTTGCCTTGCTTAGGAATAGATTGGCATTTCCGTCTCCAAGAGCAGCTCTTCCGTCCCAGAATTCAACTTCGACAGCTTTTTGTGTAGCCGCCTCAAGCTGCTTCTTGACTCTCTTGAACCGATCTTCTCCTGGAAGGTCGAATGTAGATCTGAAGTCTTCAACCTCAACAAAGAAAGGTATGTATGTGTTATACCTGTCGCTTTTTGTGCCGTCGTACAGGGTTCCATCAGTTACTGTCTCGTCATTGGTTGTGAGTAGACGAACGCTAGGAAGAGTATCAAATTCGTGATCGAATCCTCTAATCCAACGCTCGTCATACTCACTACCAGTGTGAGTCATAACCTCAGCTACGCTCAGAAGCCCGCAAGAGGCTGGCGATAATTCAGGTGGAGGAAAGTATCCTCTGAATGGCATGTCTTATCTCCTCTTGCGGGCTTCTGGCGTGTTAGCTGATTAGTTCGGCTTAGTACTCAATGGCCGCAGCTGTTGCTCCACCTGTGGTGTCGCGTAGAGCGGCAGCCACACCATTAATGCTGATGGTGGAGGTGATTGCAAGCGACTCAATTCCGACCTTGGCAACACCCTCGAAGGTCTCAACGAACATCTTGTAGTCGTTGGTTCCGACGAGGCTGGAGTCGCGGATGATTCCGAGATCCAGTGTTCCGCCGTCAAGGAACAGGAATGTTCCCTCAGCGAACATGTACCAAGTGAAGGAGTCAGAGAACTCGTTGAGAGCTCCTGTGCTCTGAGTGCCGTAGACGTTCTGGTCTAGTGAGTAGGACATCACAACACCGCGAGAAGACAGGTATCCGTCAATCTCAGATCCAGCGTTCATCGTGCCATCACCAGGCATTGCCAGAGTCAGATCGGCAACCATTGCATCCTTGACCCATGAAGGGGCAATGACGCGAAGGGAAGCGTCTGGCTCAAGGCGATGACGGCTGCGGTACGCAACTGCAGCGCGAGCGATCTGGACTAGGAAGTCGCGACCGAAGCCGATGAGGCTTGATGTGGTCACGGCTGTCGAACCAGCGGCGATCTTGCTGAGCAGGTACTGCTCGGCCTCGCGAGCGTGCTGAATCAGGCCAAGCTCGTTGTGACGAGCAATTAGCTCTGGGTAGGCGCGTGTTGCGAGGTTTCCGAACTGCATCTGGAGAGTCACAGCATCTGTAGCAACTGTGGTCTCGGTAGCAGCAGCCACTGTCAGGCTTGCCTTTGTTGCCGGGTCAGGAGATCCAGCTGCATCATTTGCAGCTGTCCAGACTCCGACAGCATTGTCGTAGCTTGACAGGACGGGCGGCAGAATGTAGCGAATGCCGCCACGATCTGCCTGGAAACGCGGAAGTGCGTCACGAACGGGACGGTTTGTGGTACCGAACCCGAAGATGTCGTAACGAACCTCGAACGGAGCCTGGTGGCCACCAGAAGCGACGAGGGCCTCAGGGCCAACGACGTTCTGAACCTTTGTCCAGTTCTCCTCTGGATCTGTCCCAAGGGTACGCTCCTCGGGGAAGGTGGTTGTGAGAGAAGCAACGATGTGCTGCTCTCCATCTCCACCATTGACGCGACGAAGCGCATGCAAGCGCTTTGCCATGGCCTCAGCCACGGCATTCATGTCGCTTAGTGGGCTGCCAGCCGTGTACCCAGGAATGTCTGCACCAGCCGTGATCGCCACGGGTGCGGCAGAGACCTGTGTAACTGGGCGACGGTCAGCCGGAACCTCGATATTGAGGTTATCTGCATTCTCAGCAGCGGCGGTCACGGGTGCCTCCAGGGTTGGGTTTTCTGTATCGGTGATGGTTTCCTGCACAGAAGCCTCTGCATTTGCATTGGCCTCAATTGTTGTTTCTGTCGAAAGCTCCACGGTCTTATCCGCATCGGCTGACGCTTCGGAAACGATGGACATCTCCATCTTCTCCTCTTCCTTGTCCTCTTCGGACTCGGGTTCTGGCATGGGCTCCTCCTCAACCTCAACCTCAACGACTTCCTCAACGGGAGCCTCTTCGGCTGGGGCCTCGTCTGCTGGAGCAGGAGGCATCTCCTCTTCCATATCCATCGCCATCTCGGCGTCTTCTTCTGGAATCGGCATACCTTCTTCTTCCATACCTTCCTCTGTGTCGCCGTCTTGACCGTGAACACGACTTGCAGCCTCAGCAGCCTTCTGAGCAAGCTCGGCTGCCAAAACCTCGCGGCGCTTGACCTCAGAACGAACTGTGTCAAGCATGTCGGCAAGAGACGTCATAGCGTCAACTGTCTGCGGAGTGGGATCTTGAGATTCGACCGTTTCGAACTCAGTGATGATCTGACTCTGGAGCTCTGAGACCTGATCGTCGTCAAGCTCTGAGAGCTGATCCATCTGCTCTTTGATTCGGTCCACTGTCCCTCCTACAGGGCAGTCGTGGGTCTGGGACCTTCCCAGTCCCTAGCTGATCAGTCAAAGGCCGAGGGACTCCCAACCGCGCAAGGCGTGGAGGCACTCCACCTAATACTGAATTGTACATTGGTTTTCACACGGTTAGTTGTACGATTTTTTTATCTTTTAGGTAAGTAATCTCAGCAGCTTCGCCATCTGCGATGAGATATCGCTTTGGCTGTAGAAATCCCCACCAGACATGAAGGACTTAATATCCTTAGTGGCAATTGCGGCGTCTTCCGTACCGATCTTGGCCTCAACCTTGGTAATCATGTCCTTGATGAGATCCCGGAGGGCTGGAGGCACGTCAGAGAACCGAATCTTCTCTGCATCTTCTCCGAATGCGAACGGAAGATTTGCCACAACTCGGCCAAGCTCTCGGCTACTCTCACGGACATTTCGTATTGCATCAGGATTTAGGGCACCAGTGTCAAGTCTATCTATGATGCCAATAAGATCACTAGCAGCCTTTGTAGCTCTTCCATAGTCCCCGGCGTAGTCAAGGTTTTC